AACGTTGACAACTACATACAATCCAGTGAGTACCAAGAAACCACGGCGAAGACACTTCTGGCAGTTCCAGATGGTGAGCAGTGAGGAAACAATGAGAAAGCTGCGAGTCAGAAAAAAAAAAATCCTTTCCTATTTAATCACTTCTATCACACAAGTCGAAACGTCCATCTCAAACGGACGTATGTCAGACGTGACCTACTGGCACTGAGGAAGACAGGTCAAATAAATTTTCGCTGACTGGAATGTTTACCAGTTCAGAAGATTAAAATCTGTTAATCACTTGAAAGGAGCGATTATTATGACAAAGACAATGGGTAAATTCAATGTATCATCAAAGTTCAATACGCAGTTCAATTACGAGGGGTACAGCAAACAGTGTGAAGTAGCATTCAGAGATTACATGATATGGTGTGAAAAATCAAAAGCACCCAAAGCTTTACAGGCTGAGTATAACAGGGTTTTAAAAGAAAAGAAAGATGCTAAGACAACCGACATCTTTGTACTGGCAATAACGTCGTTAACAACATTGGAATTCGAAAAAGCTACTGGCAAGAAGATTGATATACCTAAAGCTAAAAAGTTAAAAGAAGTCAAGGAATTCACCGCTCCTGATTTAAACGCCATGATGGCAAATGTTGGTGGTGTTACAGTTGAAATCAATAGACTCGAATGTCAGAACGGACTCAATAATGACGACACAGTTATAATTACAACAGAAGGCAAGAATGCAGTTGAGATTGGTATAGAAGTACACGAAGCATACGAAGCTGGCAAGACATTTGTTATTGATACTATTACAAATGTACATGATGCAATTGCAGAAGCGGTTACAAAAGAACCAGATTATGAAGCACTTTACAATGAATACAAAGCAGGTGGCAAGGTTGCTGATATCTGCAAGCGTGAAAACATAAGCAAGTCAACATTCTACGCAAAGGTAAAGAAATTTCAATAAGTCGAAACGGTGCTGTTATCTAAATGTTATGATTACAACTTGTTCAGGTCGAGGGTATGAGGCACAAGCTAGAAGCTTGCAGGCAATATTACAGCCATGAAGGTAATCGTAACATTTAGATAACAGCACTGTAATGTGGAGATAGCCTACCACATCTGAGGATGACAGGCTAAATTTGAGAGGAGCGATTACTATGACAAACAATACGAACGTTATCACAATGAACGAAATCGTCAACAGAGTTGAGAAAGACAGCATTGGCAAGATAGACCTCACAGCAAGTACATTTAGAATGGCTGACAATGGTTTGCTTTGGGTAGGTGGAGAAGATGGTGAGTGTCAGCAAATGAAACTTAATAGGCATGCAGCTTCACAGATGTTCTCAAAGTTCAATATGCCAGGTAAATATTTCAGCAATTTGCTTCAGGAAGACCCAGAATTGACAGCTTATCACTTCAATAAGGTAGTTGATAAGACACCACACGAAGACCTGTTTATACGTACCAAAACAGGCATCCATACCGACGTTGATGATGAAGGCAACGAAGAGACTGAAGATAGTAGCATCCCAGTAATACGTGGAGTCATGAGTGATATGTACGCAGTGCTTGACAACGACATGGTAGTAAGAGGACTGCAGGCAGTTATAAACAAATTTGGTAATGATTATCAAATAGTGACTCATCATCTTGATGATAGAAGAATGCATATAAGGATATTGTTTCCAACTACAGCAAGACAGTTTGGATACACAAAGGATAATCTGGGGGATATTCTTCAGGTGGGAATTGACATAGTGAACAGTGAAGTTGGAATCAGCAGCATGAATATAGCAGGACTGGTTTGGAGACTTATTTGCACGAATGGTTTACGCAGGATGGATAGAGGAGAAACATTCATACAAAGACACATATATCTTGACACTCCGACATTCTATAATCGTATTGGACATGCAATGACAAAGGGAATACAATCTGGTATAGATACTATGGTTAACTTTTCAGAAAGCAAAAAGTTTGAACTTATCAGACCAATGCAATCAATGCAGGTTATAGGCAAGCAGTATGACCTTACCAAGACGATAGTTGAAAGAGCACAGGAAGTTTGGGAACATGATGCTACAGCATATGGTGTAATTAATTCTTTCACAGCAGCAGCAAGAGGACTGGACAATGAAAGACGCCTTGAACTTGAAAAAGTTTCTGGACGCTTATTAACCCTCAATACTAAGGACTGGCATAGGATTGATACATTAGCAGAGGAATATGAAGTTATAGAGGATTGAGAATGCATATAATAGGAGGTCGCTATCTGTGACCTCCTAGAATTGATTTAAGCCAACCAAAAATTTTGGTCGGAAATATATCTGACCCAGACACAATTGATTGAACAGAGGGGGTTATGTGATGGATGCAAACGAGATAAACAAAATTTTTGAAACAAATTTTAATTGGATTCGTTCCGCTGCAGGACATTGGCTTATGAAACTTACAATAGATTGGAATATTCACTTCTTTGACTTTGATGATTTGGTGCAGATTAGCTCTTATGCAATGTTCAAAGCAATCACAACCTATAAGGATTCGAAAGGAGTTAAGTTACAAACATGGGTACATACTCATATAAACAATGAAATTCTAAGTGAAGTCAGAAAGTTCAATAAAAACGTTAAAGCAGTTAGCCTCACAACACCTGAAGACGACAGTACAGAATTCGAGTTGATAAGTTATGAAAATGGCTATGACCAGATTGAAGATAACATGTTTGCAGGCAATATCAAGAATATACTTACTGAGCGTGAGTATCAAGTGCTTTGGATGTTTGCTGTTGAAGGTATGAGTCAAACAGATATCGCACCAACAATAGGAGTCCAACAGCCACAAGTTTACCGCATACTCAAGAATATTAGGAAAAAAGTAGAAGATTATGTTAATGCTTAAACATAATATATAGGAGGTGGAGGAGTTTTGCCAGCTATAGTACTCATTGAAGACAAGTTTTGTATAGGTGGTCTTGACCAGGATGGTAGGGATGTTGCAAAAAACATCCCTGGGGCTAACTGGAGTAAAAGATTGATGACATACACTTGGCAACCTGAATACAAAACGTACAAAACTATCAAACAGCAATTTCCTGGAATAAGTGTATCAGATGCTGTACAAAAGTGGGTTGATAAGTTTTTAGCAGCATGTGAAAAATTTGAAACCATGAAATCCGTTGCTGACGTGACACTGCCAGTCGAATTGGGTAATAAATTGTTTCCATATCAACGCGTTGGCACTAATTTTATGTATAAAGCAAAGCGTGTTATAAATGCTGACGACATGGGACTTGGAAAAACTCTTCAGGCAATATGTGCTTGCCAAATGACAGGAAGTGACTGCATCTTAGTAGTCACTCTTAACTCATTAAAATTTACATGGGAAGCAGAAATCAAAAAGTGGTCAGATTACAATGTTACTGTGCTTGATGGTAGCAGGGAGAAAAAGGAAAAAGCTATTAATGGTTTTCAGGGTGGATTCCTGATTGTGAATTATGAGTCATTTAAGCTGTTTGAGACGCTTTGGGAATGTGAGTGGGATGTGGCTATATTTGACGAAGCACATAGACTTAAAAATCCAAAGGCACAGCATACTATAGCTTGTAAACACGTTAAATCTAATTGGATGTGGCTTCTTACTGGTACTCCTATGGAAAATGCTCCTGGGGAACTTTGGAGCTTGTTAAACATATTGTTTCCGGAAACTTTCAGCAGTTATTGGAGATTTGTTGACCAATATTGTGTGGTAAATGAAATCGAATCAGATGATAAGACTATACGTATACCTGGATGTGCAAGTTATCCAAAAGAAGTGCATCAACTGCTTAGTCCTATAATGATACGACGTATCAAAACTGATGTTTTAAAGGATTTGCCTGATAAGCTGTATCAAAACATACTTGTGGAACTTGATGCTGCAGACAGAAAAGCATATCATGATATAATCAAAGAAATGATTGTAGTCTTAGACAATGGTGATGTTGTAGCAACACCTACTGTTATAGCACAGTATACGCGTTTGAAGCAGGTATGTATTTCGCGCGAATTATTAGGTAGCAATCGTACCAACGTTCATAGTGCCAAACTTGATGCACTGTCAGAATTAGTGGAATCGGCAATACCATTTCATAAAATGGTCATCTTTACAACACAACTTGAGGCTTTAAAATTGGTTAAGGACAGATTATTTCGAGACCATGGTATAATACCCTTGGAGATATCTGGAGATATTACAACGCCAAATAGGCAGCATAACATTGATTTGTTTCATAATGACCCAGAATCTAAAGTATTCGTTATAACTGTTAAATCTGGTGGAGTAGGGTTAAATCTAACTCCTGCAGATATATGTATCAACCTTGATAAACATCCAAATCCAATGGTAAACTTGCAGGCAGAAGATAGGCTGCATAGAATAGGTCAAAAGAAAAATGTTACAGTTTATAGCATCATAGCGAAAGATACTCTTGAAGAGTACATTGAAAACATGCTTATGAGGAAAGAACAACAATTCAATCACATTGTAAATGGTGAACTTACATTCATTACAAAATATTTAGATACTTTAATGAAGCGTTGGAATTAATTTAACTGTACCAGAGTATAATATGACAGAACGCACCAAAAGGTGTGAAACAATCTAATTTTGAAAAGGAGATTTTATTATGGGAGTCAAATTGACTGACAAAAACAAGGACAAAACTGCACCTGCTGTAACAAAAGCAACAACACCTGCACCATCACCTGCACCTGCACCTGTACCTGCTGGCACACCAGCACCAAAAACTGTTATGGTTGATGGTAAGAAAATTATTCCTACAAGTGGTGTCTTCATGATATCCAGTCCCAATGGTGTTTTCAAGTATATCGGCACATCAACCAGAATAGAAGTCTGTATCAGGGACTATTTCAAATGGCTTGCTGATAATAAACACGGGAGTGTTGAAATGCAGAAAGCATACAAAGAAAACGGAGACAAGCTCAATTGGTCAATACTCAAAACTTGTGACAAAGCTGAATTCGCAGTTGAGAAAGCAAAAGCTTGCAAGGAACACAATATTGATATCAAAATACCATTTTCAAAAGATGTAATCAAGGCTGCAGATATTAACCCTGAGAAGATTGATGAACAGATGAAAGCAGGTAAATAACATATTTTGAACACTGAAAAAGCCAGCCGTATATAGCGGTTGGCTTTTTCTTTACACAGAAAGGAGCGTGCGTGCAGTGCCAGAAGCAAGTACGAATAAACAGGAAAGACAATCTAGAATATTAGAAACACTTGAAACAATGATTAATGACGATAGGACTCAAAAGTCGGAGCGTGACGCTGCCAAGGCGCGTTGGGAACATATCACAGGAGAGAAATGGACAGGTAAGTGCAAGGCAAGCCAACAGAACACACGTCAGAGCGGTACGAATTCTAAGAAATCTCAAAGCAGTTCAGGACCTACAGTTGATGAAAAGTTTTGGGAAGATGTCTTTGGAAAAGGTTTTGGTAAAGGATTTAATAGTAAGTCCAACGATAATCCTTTTAAGTATGCTTGGGAACAAAGACAGAAACAAAGAGAATATGGACCAACAAGTTGGGATTATTCTTATGATTCAAAGGAATATGATGACCCAAGAACACAGTCTAAGAAAACAGGACGTGATTATGACTTCGGGTTTAATCCGTGTACAGATAAGCAATATGATTATCTTGATGCTATTTGTAAGTTCTTCAGGTGGAAGCATCCTGAGCATTGTGACATATCATTTGAAGAAGCTAGCTCTTTTCTTAACAAATATAGCAATGTATTTAATGCATTTAAACAAGAAGCTAGGAATGTTACACGTCTTAAAGAATTATTCGAAGCTTTTGGCGTAAAATGGGATATGACGAAGCGTACTTGGGAATGGGAGCATGAGCGGAAAGGAGGAAGATTATGAAAGAGATTGGATACTATGTTATGAATTGTGTTGCAGGTTTTATTGTCGGTGGTGTAATTGGATTGTTTCTTTTGTCTATAATTGGCGTTAGTGGATTGTTTGCAAAAGAACTAAATGATGATAATCATTTAACTAATTCACAATTATCTGTAGCATTAAGAGACCTAGCTGAATTTGGAATATGCTATGTAAGCAGCGAAGTGCATGCATGGGATATATCTAGAGCTGTACCCATTACAACCAAAATCGTTAAAATTGATAAACACAATACTTGGAGAATTGAGGAGGTTAAAAACAATGCATAATGATTTCACATACTCACAGATTACCTGTTATAAGCGTTGTCCATTAAAATGGTATTTCAAGTATTTTAAAATGCTTGAACCAAGAACACGAAGCAAGGCATTCGAGATTGGCTCATATGTACATCATTTGTTGGAACAATTTTACATGTTACCACAAGGTAAGGAAATGACAGATGTTGAATTGAAAGAAGCAGTATTAAAAGCTTCTACGGATTACTATGATGAAAAGACAAAGGAAATGTTTGAAGATGAAATCAATGGTGTAGCAGAAATCCGCTGTGATGCTGAAGAGATTGCAATGAGATACATGGATAAGTATATGGTAGACCATGAAAAATATACTCCTCTATGGGTTGAAAAAGAGTTTGCCATCAAGATAAGGAATCCACAGGGTAAAAAGACCAAAGATATACTACGTGGAAAATTCGATATGGGTGCTGTTGATGAATTTGATACGGCATGGTTATTTGAACACAAAACAACTGGTATATCTGTTGAAAATCGTCTTGACACTATAGACCTTGATGAACAACTCGACCTGTATCAGATGGTTGCTGATACAGTACCAGAAATATTGCCTGACTTTGGAGGTATCATTTTCAATATAATGCGTAAGAAACCGCCTACCATTCCTAGGGTGCTTCAGAAGCCAGCAGGGACGTTAAGCAGGGCTAAGGATATAGATACCACCTACGATATCTATATGGAAACAATCCACAAACATGGGCTTAATCCAGCCGATTATTCAGATATACTTGGAATCCTGAAGGAAAAAGGAGATACCTTTTATGGCAGAAAACTTGTTCAAAGAAGTCAGGGACGTATAGACAATGTTCGAAGCGGATTATACTATGCTGTAAAGAAAATCAAGGATAATGTAAAGTTGTTTGAGAAGAAAAATGACATCAATGTGTTTCACAGGACTCCAAATTTCATGTGTAGCAGGGATTGCAGCTATTGTGAACTATGTATAATGCAAAGTAAACATTGTGACTGGGAAGGATACGCAATGGCTTCATTCGACATCAGAGAGACATTAAACCCAGAATTATCCAGTGTAGATGTGATGGAATGAACGTTCATAAGTCCATGTATAATATTGTGTACCTCATAGAGATGTGTATTTGCTACCTGGTGTTCCTTGTTTATGGCGGTGACGAAAGTTGCCGCCTTTACATATGGAGAAATATCTCAATTGGTAGAGTACCGCATACAAATTCTGCGGAGGTTTTTGGTTCAAATCCAAGTTTCTCCACCTATTGTTCTAAGGTATCTCTTATCGGACAGGGGAGTACCCCTGTAGGTAAGATGGAAGAATGTGAGTCTCGACGCAGTACCAGCTAAGAGCCACCACAAGCTGTCACGTGCTATAGAGGGATGAGTTGCAGCATTGCTAGCAGACAGTGAGCGTAACTGCAATAAATCTTGTCGGTAATGTGCGTATTACTTACGCTGATACTTGATAAGTATGGTTACTCAGTGGTTCTTGACTGAGTTATAATATAAGTGTGATAGCTTTTCCATGACTTACCGGATAGACGGTACACAGCCACGAGTGGCTGTGGAAACTGTTGTGTAGATGTGAGTTTTCATACTCTATAATGTCTAGAGGCGAGAAAACGAGTCATACAACAGTTTCCAGAGTCACTCAGTGACTCTTAAGCTGGCACAGGTCTGGTGTAGTGACATTATAACACCAGACCTGTGCAGCCTTCATTGAAGTGATTTTACCAGCACTCGAACGCATGACGAGTCCAGTTAGCCTGGTGAGGGATATAACTATCTCAATATAAAACTTGTATGAGAAGGTTAATTTTACGTGGAAAGAACGTGTTGTTCCAACAAACCGTCGAACAGGTGGAAAGCCTTTAATCTTTTCATTTTGCTGGTCAGCAGTTGTTGATTTCTTTAATAGGTTACGTACGCCAAGAGTCAAAAGCTCAATCAAGAAATCACAAAAGCGAGTACGTTGGAAAAAGCTGATATTTATAAAGGCAGGTCGGGTGGAATACTTTACCTGTCTTTGTAATATAATCTATATATACAGAATTAGCGTGTATGCAGAGAGGAGGTGAAAAAGAGTGAATGATTTTACAAAATTGATGACCAAAAAATCAATTACAGTTGAGGAAACTCCATATTATGTCAAAATTCTTATCTATGCTATGTCAGGCATTGGAAAAACAGTCCTGGCAGGTTCAGCTCCTGATTTGTTTATATTTACCTGTGAGAATGGCTTATTAAGTCTCAAGAATCCAAATTTGAAGCATATTGTCAATCAGAAGGCGAAAACCTTCCCACTAGACAACTTCATAGAAATGAATGCAATGTATGAGTTTTTATACAATCATTGCATTTTGCGTGATAGGCTTCAAAAGATTCTGAAACAGTACGCAGGTAAAGCAAAGAAGGATGTCCCAAAAGAAGTTGTTGCAAAAGTATCAAAATTGAAGGATGCAATATGGTCTATGGAAAAAGGAAATTCACCAAGAAATGGTGAAGAACCTAGACTATACTATTGTGTTGCAATTGATTCTCTTACGGAGCTTCAAAAACGTAGTATGGATAGAATACTCGATATCAAACATGGTACTGGTATGGTTGATATGAATGATGCTGGAGATATATGTGCTGAAAATGATGAAACACCTGAAGGTGAAGAGAAACAGCCATTGCCAATAGCAGAAGATGATACTACACTTATCACTGGATTTGCTGATTTCGAGGTACAGGCAGCAACATTACCTGATTATGGCAGCAATACAAACCAGATGAGAAAGTTGGTCAGAGCATTCAGAGACCTTCCTATGAACGTTATATTTACGGCGTTGGAAAGGGAAGTGAAAGATGATGTTACTGGAGAAATGTTTACCAGACCTGCTTTGACTGAAAAACTTGCTGAAGATGTTCTTGGATATGTTGATATAGTAGGATACTATTATTCAAAACTGGTTCAGGTTGAAGGAGAACCAGATAGAATTGATAGAGTGCTTCAAGTTCAACCTTTCAAGAATAGGCAAGCTAAGGACAGAAGTGGTATGTTAGGAAATGGTGTTAAAAATCCAACGTTTACCAGAATCATGAATTTGATAACTGGTATTGAATCATAACAGTAGAAGTATGAAGAATATGAAGCGTATAGCGGAAAGGTAGTGTGCGTATTATGGCATTAAAAAAGAAACTTGATTTTACCAATGTAACTGATGGATTTGAACTTCTACCCAAAGGAACATATCCTGTATATGTATTTGAATTACAGGAGAAAACAGCAACAACAGGTAATGAGATGATTAAGGTCATTTTGAAGGTTGCTGACGGAGAATTCAAGGGAAGGCAGATATGGACGAATCTTGTATTTGTTGAGACTGCATTGTTCAAAATTCGTGAATTCCTTGTGGCATGTGGAGCGACAGTACCAAAAAAGACTGTAGATATCGATTTCAATAAATGCATAGGAAAGAAAGTAAAGGTTGAAGTAATTCATAGGACTACTAAGGAAAAGCCGGATGAGCCATTTACTGATGTTAAAAAGTTTCTTCCTTTTGCTGCATCAGATACTAGCAATGGTATTCCAGACTCTCCTCCGGATACTAAGGATGAGGATGACGAAGTACCATTCAAATAATCTTTGCTGCACCTGAAGATAACACCCAGATGAAAGTCTGGGTGTTTTTGTTGTCTAAAAACCGCATGCAGAAAAGAGCAGAAATTTGCACCGATTCTAATTCACTTATCTTGCATTTGTTTACGGTATGAGAAATTCCACACACAATTGGGTGAAATTTTGCAAAAATTTTAAGATGCCCAAACCAATTTGGGTCGCGGACCCGGACCCGCGAGGATTGTGTGTGGAATTTTTCAGAACGTTGTGAAACCCGAATCCAATGCATCTAGAAATGCAGAAATTTGCAGAAATTAGCACCGATTAGTAAAGAATCACTGCTAATTTCTGCTTAAAACCACACAAGAATAAACGATTAGCAATTAACCGTATAATAATGATGGAGGTGATAATATGGCACGTATGAAGATTTTTAGCAGTCTCAAGGATACAAAATACACTATGCTACAAAAACTATCGAAGCAGTATGAAGTATCTGACTCAGAGATTATAAGGACAGTAATGGAGCGTGTACTTGGAAACAGAAAGTTTGAAAAGTTGTTGATTCATGATGTTTACAAAGATTTGGTAAACAATGATAAAGAATTAATCTTAGATGATTCATTGAATGAGGATTTACAGGAATCCTGTTACAACATACCTGAAAAATGTCCTGAATGTGGAGAAAAGGAGGATATAACTGGCAAAAGTGTGATATCTGTTAATCAGGCTACCAAAACATGGAGTTGTTCAAATTGCTTTTCGTCAGGATTACTCATAAATGTATGAAAACACATGGTATGGTTGGAACAAGATTATATAAAATTTGGGGACATATGAAAGGACGTTGCAATAATCCAAATGATAGTTGTTATTATAAATATGGAGCTAGAGGTATTAAGGTATGTGAAGAATGGAATTATTTCTTTGAAGAATTCATGGATTGGGCGTTATCACATGGTTATAGTGATGAATTATCTATAGACCGTAAAGATAATAACGGTAACTACTGTCCAGAAAATTGCAGATGGGCTACTATTGTAGAACAAAACAACAATCAACGTAGAACTATATGGGTTGAAATTGATGGTATAATTGACAATATTTATGGCTGGAGCAAAAGAACTGGTATAGCTCCAGGAGTGTTAAGATGGAGATATCACAATAAAGGATTGCGTGGAACTAATTTAATAAGACCTCTGTATGAGAGGAAGTGATATATAATTGGGTAAGAAAGCAGTAAAAGACAAATATATGAATTTTTACAGCCGATTCTACTCCAAATTACATCCAAACACTGATGGCGAATGCCCTGTAAAAGGATTTTGTCATGATGATAAAACTGATAGTATGAGTATAAATCTACTCACAGGAAAATGGTATTGTCATGCCTGTGAAATAGGTGGTGATACTATTGAGTTTTACATGAAGTATAAGGAGATAGTAGACGGTGAAATCATAGCGTTTGCTGATGCAAAAGATATAGCAGAAGCTATGGAGCGCGGTGAGGATGTAGATGAGACCATCATAAAGATGGAAGAACGATTTATAGACTCAGATATGATTGAACAAAAACATAATGTGTTGATGAATGAAGAACCAGGAAAGGAATATCTCAAATTTTTGACTGAAGAGAGGGGCTTCACTCTTGACACTATAAGACGTTTTAAGCTGACCTGGGATGCAGATAGGATAGGAATACCTATATACGATAAAGATGGCAACATTGTCAATATACGACGTTACAGCAGGACTGAAACCGGAGCGAAGAAGATGGTTTCATACAAGACAGGATATGGACGCGCACGGCTATTTCCATATTCTAATCTTCAGGTGGATGCTCCAATAATGTTAAATGAAGGTGAAATGGACTGTATATTGGCTAATCAAATGGGTTATAATTCCATATCAGTTACTGGTGGTGCTGGTAGCTGGAGTGACTCATTTACAGAGAAGTTTAGAAACAAGATAGTTTGGATATGTTATGATGTTGACAAAGCTGGAGTTAATGGTGCTATAAGAGTTGCAAATATATTGTATAGTATTGTTAAAGAAATCAAAATAGTGCGTCTTCCTATTGATGATATAGAGAATGGTGATTTTACAGATTATGTTATGAAGTTAAATCACACAAAGGAAGATATTGATTCTTTGATTGAAAAGACACATATATTTGAACCAATGAACAGAGATAAGCATAAGGATGATGATGTTCACAAACTGTCATTACACGAAGCGGCACAAAGCCAGTATTATAACAAGAAAATTGAAATGAACATAACAGTTGCAGGCAAAGATACCGCTCCATATATGATACCAAAAGTGTTTGAAGTTCATTGTCAGTGCAATAACAAGTCCAAATGTAATGTGTGTCCTGTAGGTCTTGAACAAGGACGTTTGAAGGTATCAATACCATCTGATGATATAGTTTTGTTGGAGCTTGCTGATAACAATGTAACTAAAATGAATATGACATTAACTGAGTATACTGGTATCAGTGATTGTAATAAGTTTGAAATCAATGTAATCGAAAATGTGAATTTGCAGCATGTGTTATTGATACCAGAACTTGATTATGCTAGTGAGTATAGTGAATATGTGTCACGTGAAGCTTATGTTGTTGGTCAGGAAGTCAAAGCTAATCAGGGTTATATCATGGTTGGGACAACATTACCACATCCAAAAGACCAACGTGTAACACATTTGATTACTGAGGTTGAACCAACTAAGGATAATGTTGAGAAATTCAAAATGTCACCTGAACTGTTTGAAAATCTGAAGATATTTCAGGCAGTAGATGGCAAGGTTAATAAGAAGGTGGCAGAAATCCAAGCAGACCTGGCAACAAATGTGACACATATATATGGTAGGAATGATGTGCTTATGGCTGTAGACCTTGTATACCATAGTGTGCTAGCATTCGAATTTCAAGGTAAGATGGAAAAACGTGGATGGGTTGAAGCTCTCATAATGGGAGATACCAGAACTGGAAAGTCTGAGACTGTGCAGCGTATTATTGACCACTATCATGCAGGTGACTTCATATCCGGAGAGAATGTAAGTTTTGCTGGATTAGTTGGTGGAATTAATACAAGTGGTAGACAATTTATGGTAACATGGGGTAAGATTCCTTTAAATGACCGAAAACTTGTGGCTATAGATGAAGTATCAGGTATGACAGTTGACCAGATTGGATTAATGTCTGGGGTGAGGTCTTCAGGTGTAGCTGAGTTGGTAAAGATTCAAACAGATAGAACACATGCACGTACTAGATTAATATGGATATCAAATGATAGAGAGGGTAAGGGATTAGGATTTTATCCATATGGCACTAATGCTATTGTGGAACTGATAGGAAAGAATGAAGATGTTGCACGTTTTGAATTTGTTGTAACATGTGCTGCAGATGAAGTGCCGATTGAACAGATTAACCGTAAACGTGTTGATATAAAACCAGTAAATCATATGTATACAGAAGATTTGTGTCACAATTTAGTCATGTGGGCTTGGAGTAGAAAACCAGAGAACATAAAGTGGGATGAAGATGCTATTGATGCAATATTCAAACATTCTAAAGAAATGGGTGATAAATATTCAAGTCGTGTACCATTGGTAGAAGCGGCAAACCAACGTATCAAATTGGCAAGAATGTCAATAGCTATAGCATGTAGATTGTTTTCAACTGATAACGGTGAAGATGTTATAGTCAGAAAGGAGCATGCTGACTTTGTGTTTAACTATCTCAATAACATATATTCAAAGCCTTCATTGGGTTATGCTGAACTATCATCACAGTATAAACATGAAGAAAAGATGGTTGAAGATGCAAAGCCAAAAATAATAAAATCTCTTGATAGCAACAGAGCTATGGCAAATATATTGCTTAGTACTCCTGTTATTAATGCAAGATTGTTGGAGGAATTATTGAATATCAGCAGAGAAGATTCCAAAGCCTGGATGAAGTATTTTCAACAAAATGGTATGACACGAATGTATGCAAATGGAAATAGCCGTATAACACAAGGTTTTTCTAGAATTCTTAGAGAATGGTTACAGAAAGGTGGTATAAATTAATGAATGTATGTATCCTTGGAGCAGGTATGTCAGGTATGGTAGTAGCTAAAGCTTTAGATGATATGGATATTGAGTTTGACATCTATGATAAATGTGAAACCAACGTTTCACAACAGAAAGGATTACATTATCTTCACGGAGATATCAACCTGCCATTAAAGCCATTTAAACTCAAAAATTTGGTCATTAGACCAACTGAAATTGATGTAAGGGATAATGTGCTATACAGTATGAAAGTTTGGGGAAACGCCAATATGTTGAATAACAGCCTAGTCGACCTTCCTGAAGAAATAAATGTGTATGATTTCAGACATGCTTATGAGATTCTGACTGATTATTACAGCGAACGAGTTATAAAGATGGATATTCAGCGTTCTATGTTATCTGGATTACAACATGAATATGACCTTATAATTAGTACAATACCATTGTACGTATTGTTTCCAGAATATCAATGTGAATATGAAACAGTATGGGCTTCTGATGTTCTTCCACAGGACGTGGAATTAAAGGACTTCATGGTGATGTATAATATTGTATCTGATGTATCATGGTACAGGTGCTCAAAAGTTTTTGGACAGATAAGTGCTGAGTATGTAAGCAGACATATAGATGCACATCCTATTAAGAAAATCAAAACTTGTGAGAAAGTAGGTATTGATAGTATGCATCTGATGAGAAATGAACATATATTATTAGTGGGTCGTTTTAGTGAATGGAACAGAAAAAGATTAGTTCACGAGATATACAGTATAGTCCAGAAAGGAGTGAAATTATGGCAAAAAACCATGGAATGATTGGTACAAGATTGTATTACTCATGGAAAGGCATGAAAGGACGTTGTAACAATTCAAATCATAGTGATTATCATAATTATGGTGAGCGTGGTATCAAGGTGTGTGAAGAATGGTATGATTTTATTCCTTTCATGGAATGGGCATTTGCAAATGGTTATAGAGAAGATTTAACACTTGATAGAAAGGATAATAACGGTAACTACTGTCCAGAAAATTGCAGATGGGCTACACAATTGGAACAAGGTAAAAATAAACGTAATAATGTTTGGATAACAATAGAAGAACAGACTCATACACTTGAGGAATGGAGCAAAATTTCAGGCATACGAAAGGCTTTAATTGCAAAAAGATATTATAAACAAGGTAAAATAGGAAATAAATTGATTGAAAAGGTGATAATATAATATGAATATTTATAATCCTGAAAAACCAAAAACATTGGAAGAAATGTGGGATGACCAGTATCAGTTTAACAAATTAATATTACCATGTGACCCAGTTGATATGACACCTGAACAAATACAATACTATCATGAGAAGTACACACTACTGCTTAATAAGGAATTATATGAAGTGCTTGATGAGACTGAATTCAAGCCGCATAGAGCAATAAAGGGTAAGATGGTTAGAAGTAACATGGCAGAGGAATTGATGGATGTGTTTAAATATTGGATGTGTCTTTGTCAGGTACATGGATTCTCTGCTAGTGACATGATTGAGGAATATCACAGAAAATCAAATGTAGTTAAACAAAGATACTTTCAGGAAAAAGTAATGTCGTTTGATGGAAAGATTGCTGGTATTGATATAGATGGTATTTTGGGTGATTATCCGCGCTCATTCGTTGAATTCATAAATGAACAATTGGGTACATCATTTGATTATCGTAATATAAGGTCGTATAATATTGGTGAAGCACTTGGGTTATCACCTGAAGAATCAGCCAGGCTTAAACATCTATATCGTGAAACTGGACAGAAGCGGTTTATACAAGTCATTGAGGGAGCTAAACAATTCCTGGATGAACTAAAATACATGGGATATATTGTGGTATTGTTAACCTCAAGACCATATAAGAAGTACAAGCGTATATATGGTGATACCCAATACTGGTTGGCTGAGAATAAACTACATTATGATGCAATCCTGTGGGATGATATGAAGGGTGAGAGACTCATACAAGAATTTGGAAGGGATAGAGTCGAATTTTTTGTTGATGATGTTGCAGAATTTGCAAATGGTATAAGTAAATTTGGTATGAAATGTTATCTTATAAACAGGTCATATAATCTCGAAGTACCAATAGGAGAAAATGTACGTCGTATGATGTCATTAAAAGATATTCTAACGGATATACAAATGCCATATCCATGGGTGAGGAGATGTGAAAATGAGTAAAACACAGATAGTACACAAAGATTGTGGTAATTCCATTACGCTTGATGCATTACTTGCTGAAGTTTGTCCCCACTGCAACGGAGCGGTTACGGTTGAAAACACGGGCTGCATTAACCTCACAGACCCATTTGGTGGTAACGAACAGGCATATTATACATCCAAGTTTTCTGAAGCAGCAGAATCAATCGTGGAGCTTGCTAGAGGAGTTAAGACTTCAGACTATGGTGAGACTTGGAGACGTCTTGGACTGAAGGGAATATATGTTAAGATATTCATAAAAGAAGGACGTTTGAATGAACTTATCTGGAATAAGGATTGTAAAGGTATAGCAAGTAAAAATGAAAGCATTAAAGACACGCTACAGGATATCGCAGCTTATGCTATGTATGGTATAATTGCACTAGAGGAAGATAATGTATTTGGGGATGAAGCTAGTGCAGAGTATCTCAATACAATGGTTAAAGGGTTGCTTGAAACCATACAGAGAGTAAGAAAATTTGATGACAAAGAAAGGATGATGAAGGTTGCAGAACAAATTAAGGATACTATTGACGAGAGTCAGAAAAGAATCATTGAGCGGAAAGATTGTTGAGTTATTGGATACTCCTGACAATGAAACGCTTGAAGTTCATGCACTGTCATGCACATGGGATATTAGAAAACTTGGAACATATCCCGAAGACCTTGGAACATATGATGCTATAATTAATACTGCTGGCATAACACTCAATGAATCAGTATTGCAGCATAATTTGCGTAATGCAAGACAGGTGTTTGACGTGAATGTTATAGGAGCAATGACATTGACATCAGAATATGCCAAGTCTAGGGCTGAGTTGTCTCCTGGGAACGGTGGACTTATTGTTCACATCGGTAGCACAGGCAGCAGGAAGGTATTTACCAATTGTAGTGCATATTGTGCAAGTAAAGCTGCACTGGCACATTATATTCAGTGTGCCGGATATGAATTGAAATCACAAAACATTGTCGTATTAGGTGTGCATCCTGGAAACATAAAAGGAACAAATATGACTAAGAAAGTTCAACTTGACCTGCAGGTAAATAGAGGTATGTCGCAGGATAAGATATCTGAAATTTATAAAGATGCTCATGACCCATATGATGTAGCGACATTCATTATTAATCTTTTAAACATGCCACTACTTGACATTTCCGGCGAGAATTTCTATCTCGGACAATCTTGGAAAGGATGATAACAACATGAAATTTAACATATTTATCAACAATAAACAATGGGAACAGTTTGATGAAGAGACTATGACAATCTTTAAGGAGGCTGTATTTCAGCACTATAGAGAAGTTGGATTCCCATATTTTAATCTATCATATAATGAACGTGTGGAAGATTTTGTTCGTGTTGGCAACTTCAATACAGCAGACATGATTGAAGGTGATAATCAGATAAAACAGGTTATGAGTGGACTTGGGTTTGTAAACCATTATATGCCCCATATGTTTGAAGTCCAAAGTGGAAACTTTATGACGCCATTGGAAGCATTCATGGATGATAATCTGCTAAGAGAAGCTATTGACAAACGCATACAGTATGGTGATTATATGTCAGATAGCGGTATGCGTAAAGTGCTTGGATTTGTTCATGGTACTCAAAGAGTCAGTAATTTTAGACCTACAGTTGCCAAGTTTATATATGATAAATATCATTCAGAACATGTTCTTGACTTTTCTGCTGGATTCGGTGGTAGATTGATGGGTGCAGCCGCTTCAAACGTTAAATATTATGTTGGAATTGAACCATGTGTCAAAACGTATAATGCTTTGGAGATAATGGCTACAGACCTGCTTCAAATAAGTGATATTGAAGGTATATCACTTATTAGCCAACCATTTGAGGATATTGATATAAACGCAATTGATGCTGGTATGTATGATACAGCATTCTCATCACCACCATATTACAACACAGAGAAATATAGTGATGAAGACACACAATCATGGGTACGATACAAGTCAGTTTCAGCATGGGAGGAAGGTTTTCTTAAACCTACAATCTTCAGGTGCTGGGAAGCATTATGTAGTGGTGGTCATTTCATAATAAATGTAGCAAATGTACGTACTCATTCAATGCTTGAACAAAACACTATGAGATATGCATTAAAGCAGGGTTTTAAGCATATATGCACATATCAAATGCGTTTATCGAAGTTACATGGTGATGGTTGGAAAACAGAACCAATATTTGTGTTCATGAAGCCTTAAAATCCAAAATAGGAACAAATAGAGGTATTCAAAATAGGGACAGCAAAGTATATGGCGTAACAAAAATAGTTGTTAATTCATCAAAATAAAAAGTCGGTTTTACAGTGTGCTTAATGAGTGAATCGTAGGATTCCTTTTAAGGAAAATAAAGGTAAATATAGGTGAAGAAAGGTGACAAAATTATGATTGAAGACAGAATTGTACTCGTAGTAGGTACAAATGGGTATGACAACATTGGTGCTGCAGTTGTGCAGAAATTTAAGACTGAAGGTTGGAAAGTTATCACAGCCGATATGAGGAACGACACAGATGTATTCTTGGATGTTACAAACAAGAAGAATATTGCTGGTGTGTTTGACGCAATTAAGACCATGTATGGCAGACTTGATGCGGTTTTACCGTGCCATGGTATCAATATCTTGGGTAAAATCGAGGAATACAATGAAAAAGATTGGGATAAGACGATTGATGTAAATCTCAAGGGATTATTCCTCCTGTTGCAGGCATATGTGCAGATTTTCGACAATGATGGTAAGCGTAAGGTGTTTTTGCCTATAACAAGTGATACCAGCGAAATTCCAAAGACAAGCACATTTGCATATGGTGCAAGCAAAGCAGGAGCGAATCATTTCTTGAGATGCACGGCGCGTGAACTCAACAAATACCACAAAGACCCATGGTTGGTCACAGGGCTTGCTATTGGCATGGTTGCAGGCACTCCAATGGATAAGAAAACTATATCAGACCTTATGACGCAGCGCGATATCACTGAAGAGAAAGCGCGTGGAATGCTCACAGCCAACATACCTATCGGGAGAGGGTTATCAACTGATGAGGTTGCAGACTGGGTTTATTTTGTAACTGATAAGGGAGACTATGCTACAGGCAACATTATCAGAATAGACGCGGGCCAGCTAAGTGGGTGATATAATGAATCATCATATGTGTAATACGAAACTTTATAAAACATGGCAGAAAATGAAAGACAGATGTAAACCTGATTATTTTCAGCATTATCTTTATTACGATAAAGGTGTGAGACTTTATAATGAGTGGCAAAGTTTTATACCATTTATGGAGTGGGCTTTAGCTAATGGATACAAAGATGGACTTACAATTGATAGAAAGGATAATAATAAAGGATATAATCCAGAGAATTGCAGGTTTGCAACAAAAATTGAACAAGGTAGAAACAGAGATGCATGTGTTTATTTTGAACATAATGAAGAAAAACATTGTTTAACTGAATGGTGTGAAATCCTTGGAGTAAGCGTTAGTACTGCATTTAAAAGATATCATAAAGGATGGAATTTTGAAGAGATATTTAGCAAACCAAGAAATACTAATAAAGTTAAATTACCACTATCTGAATTAGACAATGTTAAAGAGATGAAAAAGACAATGACATTGGTGCAAATTGCTAAAGTATATAATGTGTGTGACCATTCTGTCAGAATGTTATTAAATGGTCATAGAAAACATTAGAGTAATAAAGGTATGACGTGAGGAATTGCGCTATACCTTTTTATGTATAATTAACTATCACAAAATTTATAAGGAGAGTGAATCAGATGGGAAAGAAAGTAGAACCAAAAGTAACGTTGGTAGCATGGACGTCTAACCCTATAAAAGCAATTGCTAGTCAGCTTCTAAACATGCAGGGAGAAATGCATCATAACTTGGATGAGATTGATGAAGACAGAGCAATATCATTGGTCAGAGACCTTAAGAAGACTGCACTTGCTGGTGGTCTTGAAGTTATTGATATGGTATTTCAGATTGAAAATGTACCGCGTGCATTGACTCATCAAATGGTGAGAACCAGAATAGGCGCGACATATCATCAGGAATCATTGAGGTTTACTACCAAGAAAGATGGATTTGATTATGATATTGGACCGACAATATTGAAGAATGAATATTCAAGTATGTTTTTTGAAAATACAATGGAAGGGCTTGCTGAATCATATAACAGACTCATTGAAAATGGTGCTTCAACCGAAGATGCACGTGGAGTACTTCCTATTGCTACAATGACTAAGATAGGTGTCAAATACAATTTTAAGACACTTGTGCATGCAGCAAATGTACGTCTATGCTATCAATCCCAGGGACATTGGAAAACTGTATTCAATCGTATCAAAGAAGAGGTAGAGACCAAGATACATCCAGTTCTTGGAGAATTCCTTGTTCCGATATGTGAAGTGTCAGGTAGATGTGAATACAAAGGTATCTTTGACCGGAAATGCCCAAAAGAAGATGCTATGATTAAGAAAACATGTGCTGCATGCACACACTTTGCAACATGTGATGATACCTGTGCAGCATTGAAAGCTATGCACAGACTGGAGGATTAACATGGCTAGTTCACTTCATACACATAGCACATTCAGCCGTCTAGATGGGTATGGATTACCAGAACAGATTGTTAAACGTGCGCTTGAACTTGGGTTGAAGGGAGTATGCATAACAGACCATGCATCTACAAGTGCTCATCCTAAACTCGAAATGGCATGTGGTAAGTGGGGTAAGTGCAATGTATGTGGTGAGATTGTTGATATGAAGAGTGATGTGCATATGTGTGCTGACCCAACATACCAAACAATAAAACCTTTGTACGGGGTTGAACTATATCTCAATTCAGCCAAAACAAAGAAACAGAAAAAGAATCACATAACCCTTATAGCTAAAAGTCTTGAAGGGTATAGGAATATTGTTAAGATTGCAAGTATGGCATATCAGGATAACTACTTTTATTACTTACCATCAGTGGATATTGAAGACGTCTTTGCAAATAGCAGGGACGTCATTGTCCTCTCCGGATGTATGAATGGTATTGCTTCTGAGCTAATTTCGCAGGGTAAGCTGGATGAAGCTAGGGAAGCAATCCAGCAGATGGCACAGAACATTGAACATTTCTACGTGGAACTGCAACCATTGGATATACGATATGAAAATGGTGACTATCATGTTGACAGTGAAATCATTAATCGAGAGCTTATCAAAATTGCACAGGGGTTGAGTCTTCAGGTGGTTGCTACAAATGATGTGCATTACATCAAAGATGATGAACGCTGGTTACAACATTTCCTTGCTATGGTACATAGAAAGACCAATAGAAGAGATTTTCCAAATGCAATGACTACACGTGGAAGACTTGCAAACGAAGCAGATTTCAAAGAGTGGCTTAAACCATACAGCAAATATATGGCAAAACAGGCACTGATTAATCAGGATAAGATATGTGACTCTGTGGAAGATTTTAAACTACCAAAGGCAGCACCTATGAAATGGAATGATGAATCTGATGAAGAGAGATACAAAATACTTGTTGAGAATGTAAATCAGGGATGGAAGAAACGCTGGCAGGGTAAGCAATGTCCTGATAGAAAGAGATATCAGGAACAGGGACAATACGAATTGGAATTAATCAGACAGAAGGGATTTTATGACTATTTCTTGATTGTTTCTGATATGGTAAAATGGGCAAAAGATAATAACATTCTGGTAGGACCTGCACGTGGAAGTGTCGGAGCGTCAGAAGTATCATGGTTAACTGACATAACAGAGATAGACCCAATTCGCTTTAATCTTTTGTTTGAACGATTTCTTGACCCATCACGTTCAGATGCTCCTGATATAGACCTTGATTTTCAGGATGATAGACGTGATGAAGTTAAGGATTATATGAAACAAAAATGGGGAGAAAATAAAGTATCAAACGTTGCAGGCTATACAATGTATCATGATAAAGGTTTGCTGGATGATATTGAACGCTGCTATAATTTTCCTCCAAAGACGTCAGATAGATGGAAAAAACGTCTTATTGAAGAAGGTGGTACAGAGTCACTTGAAGAAATATTATCAACAATTGAAGGTATACCTAGAGGAATGGAACGAATGCTGGGACAATTGCGCGGTTATACTGTTCATGCTGCTGGACTTGTTGTATCATCTGAACCATTAAGCGACATAACTACTATCATGGGTGACTCGATAGCTTTGGACAAACGAGATGCTGAATACCTCAATTTGTTGAAAATTGACGTTTTAAGCCTAACAACATTGCGTGCCATAGCATTAGCATTGAAGGAAATAAAAATGTCTGTAAATCAATTATACGCACTACCATTAGATATACCAGAAGTGTTCAGAGGTTTTAAAAAGGGAGATATGCAGGGGATATTCCAATACGCAGGTAGTACAACAAGAAATGTGCTAATCAAAGCTTTGAAGCCATACAATATAGATGATTCTGATATGGACGAATTGTTTTCAGTTGTTACAGATGTTAATACATTGTCAAGACCTGCATCATTAAATAATGGGTCAACCAATAGATACACAAATAATATTGTTGAAAATATACATCCTATAATTACAATGCATACGCAGGAAACACGCGGTCAAATCATTTACCAGGAACAAATAATGAGAGTCTTGCGTGAAGGTGGACTTGATTGGGTTGATGTAGCTGCAGTGCGTAAACTGATGACAAAACATGAAGGCAGGGAAAAGTTGGATGGTATCAAGAAGAGATTCTTTATATTCCTCCAAGAAACGTTTAAGAATACACCTGAAGAATGTGAAATAGTATGGAGTAGAATTGGTGATGAAGGTGCGTATGGCTTCAATATAGCGCATTGTGTAGCTTATACATTGATTGCATACTATACTATGTGGTTGAAGGTGTTCCATCCGCTTGTTTTCTATTGGTCGAACATGATGATAAATGCAGAGGATGAAGGACTTTTAAGAGAATTTGCACAATCAGGTGGTAAGATATTTGAAGTACGGTTTGGAAAGTCAAAGTCTGACTGGTCAATTGATTATGAAAGGAATGGAATACGTGCTGGCTACACTACAATTAAAGGTATAGGTGATAAGACAGCAGAGAAACTCATCAGGTTGCAGGAAGAACACACTAATGCTAATGGTGATATAGATATTGATGTTAGTGATTTCCCTGCTAAGGCATTCAATGCGCTTACAGAAATTGGAGCATTTAATGAGGATGATTCTATACACGATTATTTGGGTTTAAATGAGCTCTCATCAATGGATACCATAGTATCTGGACGCACCAGAATAATTGACCTGTGTGACCATGATATCGTTACATTGGCAGTTAGGTTAAGCAGTCATAAGGTTAAGTCATTGAAGGAATATTACAAGAAGAACAATAAGGACTACAGTGAAGTAAGGGATGGTGATAAGGAAAGATATGTTAACATGAAAGTTTATGATGAAACTGGTGAACTTGATGTTACTATATCACGATACAAGATGGATGAACCTGGTTATTATGAGCTTGTTGAAGGATTCAATAGTCAGGATGTTTATGAAATGCTAGTGGAATATAACGAAGGAAGAAACAAGGCTTATGTCATGAATATGAATAAGGTGGGAGAAGGTGATATTTGCACATGATACCTTACGAAAATAAAATCATATGCTACAATTGCATACATTGGGATGGTGACAATCAATATTCTCAGTCTGATGGTAATATTAGCAATGTTTGGGTGAGCATCTGTTCATGTCCTGATAAATGGAGAATCAGTGATAAAAACGAAGACCACATCACAGAAGCACAGGATTTTTGTTTGCATTTTGAACCAGTATCAGGTTGGGATGATAATTGGAAAGCAATCTTTGAAAGGAGGTTGAAACATGAATGATTTGAATGCTACAAAGAAACCACCATTAGGTATTATACCAAGAGAAAAATGGCTACTTTTACGTTTTGAAGATTTACAAAGAGCAATAACAGAATATACACAAGCTGGACTTATTGTTAGAATAGAGTGGATTGATGAATACAATAAATTAGCAAAGGAGTTTGCAGAAAATGATAAATGAAAATGCAAAAAAGATACTCGAAAAGCGGTATATAGCTAAGGATGAGAATGGTGTACCTCTTGAGAATATTGATGGTATGTTTCATCGTGTAGCGCATAATATAGCAAAAGCTGAAAGTAAAGATAAAGATAAGTGGGAGCAAATATTTTATGATATGATGGTCAATCTTGAATTTCTTCCAAATTCGCCTACACTTATGAACGCTGGACGTCCATTAGGACAACTAAGTGGATGTTTTGTGCTGCCAATTGAAGATAATACAGAGAGTATATTTGATGCAATCAAATACAGCGCATTAGTTCATAAATCTGGTGGTGGCACTGGTTTTAGTTTCTCAAGGTTGCGTCCCAATGGGAGCATAGTCAAGTCAACTGCTGGAGTTGCTTCAGGACCCGTATCATTCCTTAAGGTATTCAATGCTGCTACAGAATGTATTAAACAGGGTGGAACAAGACGTGGAGCTAATATGGGTATTCTGCGTGTTGACCATCCTGATATACGCACTTTTATCAATTGTAAGAAAGATAACAAGGAGGTAACCAATTTCAATCTGTCTGTTGGAGTTACTGAGGAATTCATGAATGCAGCACTTCATAACGAAACATATGCACTCATTAATCCTGTTAACAAGAAAATTTCTGGATATGAGAATGCAGCAGAAATTTTCCAAATGATTATTGATGGTTCATGGGAAAATGGAGAACCAGGCATTATATTCCTTGATAGAGTTAACAAAGACAATCCAACACCTGAACTTGGAGAAATAGAGTCAACAAACCCATGTGGTGAACAACCGCTTCTACCATATGAATCATGCAATCTTGGGTCAATTAATCTTTCTAATTTTGTTACAAAAGACAAGCAAGTAGATTGTAAAAGACTAGCTATAACTGTACAAAATGCTGTAAGATTTTTAGATAACGTAGTGACTGTAAATAAATTTCCGCTTCAACAGGTAACAGAAATGACGCTAAAGACAAGAAAAATTGGACTTGGAGTAATGGGATGGGCTGATATGCTCATACAGATGAATATACCATATAATAGTGATAAAGCAATATCTTTAGCAGAAGAAATAATGGAATTCATAAACGAATATGCATTGTGTGCATCTTTAGAACTTGCAAAAGAAAAAGGAGCTTACCCTCAATCTAAAAACCATGATGACTATGAGTTCTCACCACGTAACGCAGCACGCACAACTATCGCTCCTACAGGTACATTATCAATTATAGCAGACTGTAGCAGTGGTATAGAACCATTGTTTGCTATTGTATATGAACGTAATCAGGCTGATATGCGGATGTTAGATGTAAATCCGGAATTTATAAGGATACTTGGAGAGAAGTACACTGTTGAGCCTACAAAAGAGTTGCTGGAGAAAATCCTAAAATCTGGCACAATCCAAGGTATGGATGAGATACCAAAGGAAGTCCAGGACGTATTTTTAACAGCACATGATATCGCTCCTGAATGGCATATTAAGATGCAGGCAGCATTCCAAAGACATGTCAATAATGCAGTATCAAAGACAATCAACTTCAAGCATGATGCTACCAAAGAAGATGTTAAACGTGCATTCATAATGGCTTATACAACTGGATGCAAGGGTGTTACTACTTATCGTGATGGTAGCCGTCAAGAACAGGTATTATCTACTGGAGCAAGTTATCAAAAGGACGCGCCAAGACCACTCAAAGATGTAGTATTTGATGAGGGTGAAATGCGTCAGGAACAGGCAGAATATCTTGAAGAAATGGCAAGGTTGAGTCTTCAGGTGAAACCGCGTCCACGTCCTAGACCTGACATAACTACTGGGTTTACAGAGAAAGTCAAGATTGGTTGTGGAAATCTTTATATTACTGTAAACTATGATGAACAGGGCATTTGTGAGGTATTTACGAACAATGGTAGAGCTGGAGGATGTCCATCACAGAGTGAGGCAGTGTCCAGGCTTGTTAGTTTGGCTTTAAGGACAGGTATTTCCACTGATGCAATAATAGAACAACTGAAGGGAATACGTTGTTCATCAACCATAGGGAAGGGTTTAGAATGCCTTTCATGTCCGGATGCAATTGGAAGACTGATTGAGAAGATGGAAAAAGAAATAGCTGATACTTACGAATTCAAGCCAAATGACTATCATGGTTATGAAAAATCTGAATACGGAAATGACATTTCATATGCTAAAAATATAACATCTACCTGTCCAAATTGCAAGAAAACACTTGAACATGAAGGTGGATGTGTAATATGCAGAAATTGCGGTTTCTCACAGTGTAATTAATTTTGGAATGAATCAATCATACATATGATATAATAATTCAAGTGAGGTGATTAGGATGGATAAGTTAGCTAAGACACAAGAATTCATCAAAAAATATTGTCCATTTCCAAATCATTATTGTAATGGAAAACACATACCAAATTGTGTATTAAGAAAGAACATGAGCAAATGGTATGATACGGACAGAACTAGAGACAAAGAACATCCATGTGAACATTTTGTAAGTGGTAAATGTCGACATTCAATGAGACATTATATAGGGAGGTGGAGTGATGAATGATTTAACATGCGAACATGCAAAATATTTGTATGGAAGCAATCAGGGAGATATAATTTGTACAGCTAATCATGCATCTAATGTTTGTACCTGCCAGCTATGGAGTATAAAACAGGGATGTTATATTATGAAAGAATCATCGAAATGTGAGAGGAGGAGCAATAGTGAAAGTAGTGGAACAGATATTCATATCAGGAAAAGTACCAGTAGGAAGTGATATCGCTGTAGCTATACGAGAAGCTATACAACAATATGGTATGCAGGCAGCTAAGGAAATCAGTGCAAAACATGGTGTACATGTTACACCTATGGTTCATTCTGTATCATCTATAGGTGTTGAAACTGAGCCAAACAGCATTACTCGAAAGATAAATCAAATGTATGTTTTGCTTATAATCGTCGATATGGTTGAAGATGGACAGGCTTTAAATTTTAACTGAAGAGAGGGATGAGAATGAAAAGTAATAAGGTGTTTTTGATATTCGTGATGTTGATGATAATGATTCAAATAATTGCTACGATATTAATGATAAAAATATCAAATCAACAACCGATAGTGTTACCAACAAATACACCAACTCCTACTTCTACACCAACTCCTACTCCAGTACCTATTGTAGTTGAAATAATGAAACCATATGTAGTATCACGCGGTGGCGAAGAACATCCTATAGAAACGTTTATTGGAAAAATAACCATGTACACAGCAGGATACGAATCTACTGGCAAGAGACCTAATAATCCATTGTATGGCATTACAGCAAGTGGAAGATATGTTAAAGCAAACCATACAATAGCAATGGATAAAAGGTATCCATTTGGTACATTGGTTGTTATTGAAGGGTTTGAAGATATCATTTTTGAAGTTGAGGATAGAGGTGGCGCCATTACTGATAATGATATAGATGTCTACATATCCAACAAAGATGAAGCAATGGAATGGGGAGTACAACACAAAGAAGTCAAAATATTAAGACTAGGAGAGAAATAATATGAGCAGAGCATATAGTTTTCAAAAGAATACCAAACCACAACCAGTAAAGAAATCTATAATTGAAAAATATAACATGAAATTCACTTACTATGATGATGTTAAGGCATTTTTGGAAGGAAAAGATTCTCATAGTTTAAATATTGAATGTGGAAACATACCTGATGCATGCGGCATGTTTCATGAAGCTGTAAAGAAGATATATACTAATTATTACATTAGCGATATATCAGTTAGTCCGATAATTAAGGAGGTAAAAAGTGATGAGGAAACTTCGGAGGTCAATCCTGAAAGCTAGGATAGGAAACAACAATATATCGGAGTCATGGTTCAATCTACAGATGAAGCGTTGCGGAGTTGACCTTAAATGGTTGTCTAAAATTAAAAGCCATTGGCATACGATACGTCATACTGGGATGCAGATTGCAAAGTTTTGTAAGGCAAAGCTTCAAAGGGCATAAAAAAGCACCATTGTTCATATGAGCAGTGGTGCTTTTTTATGCCCTTTAGCTAGCTTGTCTTCCTACCCATTCAACAAAGTTGTTGAGCTCCTTTTCTACACGTTCTGCACAGGCATTCATATCGAGATGTCCAAGCTCTATGGCTTCACGGAACATTACGAATGTGGTGACTACAACACCACGCTTGTTATAATACTCATGAACACTTCTACCGTTGCCATTATACTCGTATATAGCCTTTGAACGTTCGTATAGGTGCAGTAGGTTGCTATACTTCCTGATAGCGTCTTGTTTAGTCTTAATCATACAATCATCTCCTTTCATGGATGAAACGCCATCAATGTGGCGTTTCATGTCAAGCACTTTTCAGTTTTGCTCCCAATGCCGATTTACTATTTCTTGTAAGTATCTTCCTTAAATTACATTCAATCATCAGTTCTTTAACAATCTTATCGATTTCGCTTTGGTCAAGATTCATTGTTTGTCACTCCTTTCTATTGGTATAACATTTGATTCTGTCAGAAGTACAAGTGCATTTGTTATCAGTCTATCTGCCATAACTATATGTATTTGTGCTTCATCTGGATGATTCTTTGCTGTTGCTAAAAGTATCTTTGCGTGACTCAGAGTATCAATTATTTTAGTTCTCTTCATGTTAAATCATTCCTTTCAAAACAGTTTGCTATAGTCAAACATCAGTTCCAGCCACTCATTTGTATTTTTGTACAATGTGTCAATTGTTTCAATGTGTATTCCATCTTCTTCTATTATCCCTAGTGGTTTGTCACTGCCATTACTATCAAGATAACTTTTCAAGGCAGTCAAATGTCTTTGTGCATTACGATAACACATGTTCAGAGCTTCACGCTCTTTTTCTTCCATCACACCACTCCTTTCAAGTCTCATCAGTGCAACTATCTGTTGCAGACGCCATCTGGCGTTTCGACTCAGAATCTTATGCAGCTACCACGTTTGAAAGTTTCTTCGCTCATTTCCAAGGGATTGGTGATTTCAACCACTATACTGACCATGTAACCGTTTGCCCTTAAATCTGACTTAAACTTGTTCATACCTGTATATCCAACGGCGTCCATTGTTTTGAACTGTTTCTGACCTTGTTCACGTACTCTTGCTCTGAAGTATTTGCCTTCAAATTTAGGAGTTTTATCAACCATGAAAGCTTGGCTACGAATGCTGTCAGGTATGTAGAAAGCAAAGTATGTTTCGGTATCCCATTCAGGTTTACGGTATATAGTAGTTGTAAAACCGTCATCATTAAAACTAATCTCGTAAGATGGATAAATACTGTCATATATCTTTATTACTATTGCACTGTCACCCTTCATTGGTCTGCTGATTACTTGTCCAACCTGTAATCTTGTCATATTTGTCATTTTCATATCCTCCTTTTGTTTATCAGGTACTTGCTGTCCCTGTAATCTTATTATGAGGCTTTTAAAAATAAAAGCATGAGTCTGCAGTCCTATTTTTCTGGGACTACAGTCCCATTTTTTATATATAGGTTTAGGGCAGTTTCCTTAGAAACCACCCTCATGCCTACTCATCTTCCTGTTGTTCTGGTTGTTCGTATTCAATTCCTGTAAGAAATTCAACCCTTGTCTTGATTAGTTCGTCAGTGCGCTCCTGGAGTAGTTTACGAAGCTCTTTGACCTCTGCTTTTAAAAGAGCTATCTGTAATTGTTCGTCCAACCTGTCACCTCCTTTTGTGTTGGACACTAGCTATCAATTGAGGATAGCTAGTGTCCTTGTCGCTATGTATTAGCTGAATGCATACCTGGATGCAAACACGCTAACTGTAGCAAGAGCTGTGATAACTGTGATGACTATTACCATTATAGCTATTTTCTTCATGGGTTTCACCTCCCATCAGACCTGTCATCTTCAGGTGGAGTAGGTCATATCTCCACTACGTCTCACGACGTTTCGACTAGTTTGTATACAACTTGTGAAATTATGCTATTAGCACCAAGAAGTTTTGAAACATCTTTATCGTCTATCCTTCCATCTATTGCCATTTCCTGAGTTGCTTCCTTAATTAGTTTCCTTGCTTCCTTTAATTTCTGGATTGCTGTCATACTCATCATCCTTTCCATCAGCGTCGCAGGTATAGCTACATTATGAGGCTTTATAAAAATTTCGCATGAGTCTATAGTCCCATTTTTAATGGGACTAGAGTCCCATTTTTAAAGTAGGATTACAGTCCTAAAATTTAGTCATGTAAAGTGCATAGTTGATGCAATCTTCAAAATTTTAAATGAATATAAGGTAGGATGTGTACTTTCATGGGCATGTATAATTATTGATTATAACCCAAAATTTTGACAAATAGACATATGCGTATAAGGAATGGATGACGATAATTGCGAATATAATCGTCGTGAAAGGTGGTAAATATGATGGATGATAATTTCAAGAAAATGATGAATGATGAAATGAAAAGAGCTTCATGTAAGGTTACTTTGGAAGATATAAAAGCTAATATTGATATCTATACTGCAACTTCTGAAAGTTTGGCATTACTGCTGAAAGCATATTATGATGGATTTGTTAAGGCAGGATTTGATTCTATGCAGGCTATGTATCTAACAGCACAGGTTGCAAATACAATGGTTATGATGTCAGCAATGACAGGTGGTGAAAAGGATTGATAAAACTAAAATATGAGTATACATGTACTATGTGTCCAAATGTATGTACAGAACAACATACAGTTCGGTTACATGGTGAAACCGTAAAACCTTCATTACCACCTGGATGGCACAGTATTGATAATAACATAATATGTAACAGACATGATTCTTTCTTACGTGCTGTAGAGAAAATGGTGAGAGAAGCACAGCAGAAGGATGATGATAAAATAGCTGCACCTGAAGTTAGCCATGGTGAATCTTCAGGTGCAGCAAAGTGAAAGGAGCGTAAAGATGATACAGGACAAGGATGTAGAAATAATAGCAAAGAAAGTGTATGATATGCTTTATAACGATATTGTATGCATACAGGAAGATATCAGGAGAATTGACAATTATATATAGTAATGCTAGTGCAATACAGGAAGTAGGAAATATTGTACGCAGTGAAGGCTCACATACTAGGAATGCAATCAGTAGTTTGCAGGGACAGATATATGCAATCAAAGAAGTGAAAAGGTATTAACAAAGAATGAACATCAAAACTCCGTTGTATAATCAAGCGACACATTTTTAAGCCTTGGGCACTTATATGTGTTCAGGGTTTTTATTATTTTACTTAAGGTTACCGTTGGACGCGTCGCATTAGCGTCTGATTGTACCTCACAGAATTGATTATGTTTGGTTAATGGGGCATAGGTAGGATAATCGCATGGGCAATGGTTAAAATCAAAAATTTGTTGAACAGGAGGTAAGTAACGTTATGTCAATTCCTTATAGAATTAACTTTCGCATTGTAAAGTTAGAAGACCAACTGGTCAATGCGAAAGTGGATGAAAATCTTAATATTACACATAACATACACACTGGAAAGATGACAGTTGACCTATTAATACATGATAGCAAATGTATGGCAAAAATAGTGGTTACTATTCATGGTACGATAGAGACACGAACTATATCAGATATACGTGATGAAATAAGAGAATGGGTTACAGCACATAGTGCAGAGTTATTGGCTAATCTTATGGTAATAGAGAATGGAGTTGAAAATGGGACATTAAATTGTCTTGACACGGGAGGTGACAAGGGGTGAGCAAAAGACAGATGGAAATCTTCCTGGTAATATTGGTAGTAATCATGATAACATTCATGACAGTAAGTACTTTAACAAACTATTACCTTAATGAGAAGATTCAAACATTGGAGACTCAGCTAATGAAAATTCAAAAGTAGGTGATATAATGGCAGGATATGATAACTATCTTTGGGAACTGGCTCAAAAGATGTCAAATAATGGTTGGGGCGATATAAACGAATGTTATAATCACTTACAGTCTGCAATCAATGGTGGTCATACATCGTCAATACAGGAGCTATACCCAGACCTATGGGCATTCATCAAAGATATATACGAAACGTTTTTGGGGCATGATGTCAGTTCAGGTGGTGTTGACCAAATGATTGTAGGAGGATTGCGCTCTGAGAAACGTCCTGAAATGATGGCTACATCTTTTAGTTTCAGATGTGGAATTTGCGGTAAATGTTGTGAGTATAGATTTCTCATATCGGATGAATCCAGAATAAGAAGTTACTATATCGACCATGAGAAAATGGAAAAAGAGCAGATGTTCCGCGAAATGGGTAGAAAATTCTCAAATCATTGTCCGTATGCTAGGAGGTGAAATATGGCAACTACAGTGGTGAATTACAAGGTGAATAAGGATTATGATGTATGTATTATGAGACCATCTAAGTGGGGTAATCCTTTCAAGATAGGTGAAGATGGTACGCGTGATGAAGTTATAGCCAAGTACCGCAAGTACTTCCTACAAACACCAGAACTGATGTCTTCCCTGCATGAGATACGAGGGAAACGGCTTGGATGCTGCTGTAAGCCATATCCATGTCATGGTGATGTCCTTGCCGAACTGGCAAACAAGCCGTTTCGCTTGATTGTATTTGGAGGCAGAGACTTCAATGACTATGAACTGATGGAGCGCACATTGAATAACCTGCTGGTAAACTATGAACCTGAGCAGGTTATCATTGTATCGGGAAGAGCGCGCGGTGCTGACTCACTGGGTGAGCGGTATGCAGAGGAATACGGATTAAGAGTGGAGTCTTACCCTGCTGACTGGGGCGGTTATGGCAGAGGGGCTGGCTACATCAGAAACGAGGAAATGGCACAAGTAGGTGACGCTGCAGTTGGATTCTGGGATGGCAAGAGCAAAGGCACAGCACACATGATTGGCATGGTCAAGCGGTATCATCTTCAGGTGCGAATCATCAAGTATGAATAGGGGTGATAAAGTGGCATTGGAACTGTTCAAACAAAAGCGTCAAGATAGTGGCTGTGCAGGACATAAGATAGACTATGGCTCAGATGGTTATGAATATGAATGTGACTATGAGTTTTCGGGTGATGTTGACTGTGGTGATTGTATATTTGGTGACCTTGATGGTACGCTTGACCCAAGAAATCCACAAAACTATGATGCTGAACTAGCTTACAGACTAGGTTTATTAAGGTATATATTCACAGATACAAAGCTTGTTAAGGCACTTATATGGGTGCTTGAACATATAAATAATGCGCTTGCAAAATTTGGTAAAAGGAGGTCAAAACAGAAATATGATTCAAGTCAATGGTAACGAATATAGTTGAGTTGTAGCAATGATGTGAAGAATAAATTAACATAGCTTAGAAAGAGCATGTAACGAAAAGGAGATTATTAAATGAGAAACATCAAGAGATTATTTGCACTAGTATTGACACTGGTGATGGTGATGACAATGTCAAGTGGAGTATTTGCATGTGACTTCCAAAATATGTATATGGATGTACAGGGAAGTGGTTCAGTAACTGTTATCTTTGACTCCGGATATGGTGATGGTGTGTACTTCTATACAGCACCTCCTGAATATCAGGTAAATAAGGAATGGAATGCAGTTCAGACCGCTTTGACTGGAGCAAAGACTATTGAATATGATAGAATCGGACTTGGACAGTCACCAGAAACTGACCCGATATCAGGCAAGACAGCATTCGCAAGGGCATTGCAGCTTCGCTATGAATTGTTTGAAAGAGGAATTCCGGGACCTTATATTTATGTAGCACACTCATTCGCTGGTATGACTGCAAGAGCGTTCAATGCAATGTTTTCATCTGAAGTTTATGGAGTAGTATTTGTTGACTGCACAGCCATTGGTGAGCTGCAGTATCAGACTGACTGGATACAAACTAATATGCCAGACTATTACGATACATATATAGCAAGTTTTACATCAGCAGATGGTACATATGCACAATTGTTGCAAACAGAACAGCAGGTTCAGAATCTTACATTTGGAGACAAGCCATTTATATCAATTTATTGTAGTAACTCGATGTCGGCTCAGGGACTTCCAGAAGAGATGGATACTCATCACATTAATGTACAAGAGGCTCAGGCAGAGATATTATCAACTAACCATACAGTTGTTGTATCAGAGTGCGGAATGCACGCTATAATGTTTACGCCGGATGCATCACTTATTACAAATGCAGTTCAGAGTTTGATTGACCAGTATAACAATCAGTAATTGATGGTACTAAGCGTGTAGCTGTTATGGTTACACGCTTAAATTATATAAAGGAGGTGATACAGTGTTATATAGTGATGAAGAATACAGGTATCGTGTAGAGGGAGCATATGAAAAGTGGAAGGAGATGCAGAAGAATGACGGAACTAAGAAAGAGATTCGTGGAGAGGGTTGAGCATTCAAAGTTTGGACGCAGTGTACTCATAGTAGTTGTGCACCTGCCAAGTGGAGCTTATGAGACAATAGTCAACTATGACCATATTGCTGATAAGATTGATTATTACATCAGCGCCTATGATGATGACTTCAAGCTCAAGGCTAATCCAAATATTAAGATAGTTGAATTTATACTATTGTGAGGAGGATGTATATGGATTGTGATGTAAGACTTACATGTGATGGTGCGTGTAGCGGAAATGGTAAAGAAAAGTCCTGGGGTGGGTGGGCTGCTATACTTCAGGCGAATGGACACGAACTTGTTGTAACAGGTGGAGAGAGACAGACTACCAATAACCGTATGGAACTGATTGGTTGCATAAAGGGATTGGAGCGGATAACAAAGCATGGCGTCCTGATTGAGGTTGTGAGTGATTCTGAATATGTAATCAATGCATTCGCTAGGGGTTGGGTAGAAAAATGGAAACAGGACGGGTTTGATAGAGTAAATGGAGACCTATGGTTGACACTATATGCTAAGGTTTGTTTGTTGAAATATTGGGGTTGTAACTTCATATGGACTCATATACCTGGGCATAATAAAAGTGACGATACGGAGCGTTCAGGAACGCAGGATAGATGTGATAAGCTAGCTAAGACAGAAGTTAAGAAACTGAAAGCAATTGATATAATTGACGTAACAAAGCTTCAGAAAAAGATGGGTGAAAAGTGAGATGTCAGACTGTATAAGACATGATGTTAATTGCACTGGATGTGGTGCATGTGAAAGGGATGATGATATGAAGCGGATAGTAGTAGCACAGTTTGCGAATGAGATGCAGAAGCAGTTAGAGGAGAATAAGCATAAGGATGAGATAGGCTGGCTTGACTGTGATTTTGATTTCCTAATTGAGAGGATGGAGAACAACATTATTGACATTCAAAGACTCCTCATTGCACGTAATGCATGCAAGACAGATGAATTACAGGCTGAATTTAAAAGGGATATCATCAAGTCTACAGCGGATGTAGGCAACTATGCAATGATGATAGCTGATAAAGTCAGGAAGGAATGGAATGGTTAGATGGGTGAGTATAAAACAAAGACCAATGAGTTGTGTGGTAGTGTACATCATAAACTAACTGATATAGAAAGTGCTTTAAAGCGAATTAAAGTTAAAGATATGTCAGCATCTTTTTACAATAATACATGGAATCATGCTGAGTTAGAATGTGAAAAGCTTACTGAAATAGTTAAACAGCTTACTGAAAGAGTTAAGAACAGGCAGATATAGAAATGTGCATACTCAAAGGTGTGACGGCTGCAAATTTCTGCCTGATGGTTCCAAATCACTGCTAATTTCTGCATAGCTACTGTGATTAAAGTTCAAACTTTGTCGGTATGAGAAATTCCACACACAATTGGGTGAAATTTTGCAAAAATTTTAAGATGCCCAAACCAATTTGGGTCGCGGACCCGGACCCGCGAGGATTGTGTGTGGATTAAGATAGTGAATCTTAAGATGTGAATAAATGTGAATGTAAGAGAAATGCTTATGCAGAAATTTGCAGAAATTAGCAGAAAAATATAACGGTGAGTAATGCTGAATGAATGAATTATAAAATTGGCAGTGATTAGTGAACAATCGGTGCAAATTTCTGCAAAATTTATAAGACACATTAATGGAGGTGGTATATGATTTATGATATTAAACGTCATAGTTTGAAAGGAATGAGAATACATGGAATATGGGGGTGTATGAAATCACGTTGTAAAAGTCCTACAGATAAATCATACAAGAATTATGGAGCTAGAGGAATAAAGGTTTGTCCTTTGTGGGACAATTCTTATGAAAAGTTTTATGATTGGGCTGTATCTCATGGTTACAGTAATAAATTAATGCTTGATAGGATAGATAATGATGGTCATTATTGTCCTTCTAACTGTGAATGGGTAACTATTCAAGAACGAAAATGGAACAAGAAGGATAGAGAGGAGACATTATGATTAAAGCTGTTATAAGTGTGGACCCAGGGGGAACTAATGGGATATGTGAAGCGATTAAGCATGGTGTAGATTGGGATATCACCAATGTAGATGCTCTAGACAAAGGTAAACTGTTTGAAACAATAAGAAACTTTGGGTTGGGAAAGTACAAGGATGATGAACTATTGGTCATCTATGAGCAGTATAAACTTTATGCTGATAAGGCTGATGCTATGATTGGTAATGAGTTTGAAACAGTGCAGGTAATAGGTGTTATCAAGTATATATGTGACCGGAGGAATATACAGTATATATCATCTCCTACAACTAGCAAGGCATTCTGGACTGACCAGAGACTTAAGAACATGGGGTTGTATGTACCTATTGAACACAAGAGAGATGCTATAAGACACTTTTTATATTGGCTTTACTTTACTGAGAAGGGTGCTGACTTAAAGGACGTCTTAAACGTAAAGTAACATAGCTAGCATAATGAACTCAGTTAAGGAAAAGTAAATTGATTTTAAAGCACTATATTCATGATTGAGTATGGTGTTTTTTCATGCTCTTTACAATATAAATAAAATCAGTAAAACTATACCGTAGACAATCTTTTCTGTGTGGAGCATAATAAAAGCATGCGGATACGTCTTATCCGCACCAATTTCAAATCAAAATGCAAGGAGGTGAGCACAATGAAACCGTACATAGACCCACAGACTGGAAGACAAAAACTGACTAAACACCAACAGGCATTTGCTGATGCTTATGTTGGAATATTTAGTCTTGAAAAGGCAGTACTGGCAGCAGGATTTAAAGGTAAAGGTGCTTACCAGGTTGGTAAGGATATGTATAATTTGCCACATGTCAGAGCATATATTGAAGATAAAAAGAAGGACTATCTTGAAAGTCTTGGATTTTCAAAAGAAAGATTGATAGTGGAATTGTGTAAACAATCATATGCTGATATGAAAGATTTTGCTGAGTGGAATACTGAGTGGAATGAAGATACACAGAGATATACACATCATGTTAGTGTTAAAGATAGCAATAGTATTGATACAAGCGTAGTTAAGTCAGTTAAGGTAAACCAGCGCGGTGCAGTAGAGATAGAGTTGTATGACAAGCAGAATGCTATTGAGAAACTTGCAAAGATACTTGGATTGAATGCTGCTGATAGAGTTGAACTTACTGGTGCTGGAGGAGGTGCTATCCAAGTTGACGACCTGCGTGCAAAACTCGTTGAGCGACTTAACAAAATCGCTGCTGCTGTTGACTCCAGAACAGCGGAATCAACTTCTTCAGACACTAAGTGATGCTGAAATTGAAGCATTGTTTTATGACTGGCAGCTTTGGGCAAGAGATAAACAGTTAATACCACAAGGAATATGGCATACATGGCTCATCCAGGCTGGACGTGGATGGGGTAAGACAAGGGTTGGAGCTGAGACAGTAAGACAATGGAAATATCAGGGATACAAGAGATTTGCATTGATAGCTGAGACTCCTGCTGATGCACGGGATGTTATGATTGAAGGTGAGTCTGGAATATTAAACATATCTCCACCATGGGATAAACCAACATATGAGCCGTCAAAAAGACGTCTAGTTTGGCCAAATGGTGCAATGGCACTCATCTTCTCTGGTGCTAATCCGGAACAGTTAAGAGGTCCTCAACATGAGAAAGCATGGGCTGATGAGATATTTGCATGGCAGTATCCACAAGAAACATGGGATATGCTGCTATTCGGACTTAGGCTTGGAGATAACCCACAGGTCATTGTTACCTCAACACCTAAGCCTATGCCGCTTCTGAAAGACCTTCGCGCTGACTCATCTACAGTAGTCACAATAGGTAGCACATATGACAATCGTGCAAACCTAGCAAAGTCATTCATGACAGAGATATTAAAGAAATATGAAGGCACTCGACTGGGACGTCAGGAACTGAATGCTGAGATACTTGATGACAATCCAAATGCTTTATGGAGTAGAGCATTGTTGGAAGAGACAAGAACTATAAAGCCACCAACAATGAAGCGCATAGTTGTAGCAGTTGACCCTGCTACTACCAATACTGAAGCAAGTAACGACACTGGTATCATTGTAGCAGGTCTTGGAAGTGACAATCATGGATATGTACTTGAAGACTGCACAATTAAAGGCACTCCATCCGCTTGGGCTAGTGCAGCAATTGCAGCTTATCATAAGTGGAAGGCAGATAGGATAATTGGTGAGACTAATCAGGGTGGAGATATGGTTGAGAACACTATTCACAGTGTTGATAAGAACATCCCCTACAAGGGTGTTCATGCTACAAAGGGTAAGTATACTAGAGCTGAGCCAATTAGTGCATTGTATGAACAAAAGAGATGTCATCATGTGGGATGCTTTGGTAGACTTGAAGACCAACTGTGTGAGTGGGAACAGGGACAAGATTCTCCTGATAGATTAGATGCATGTGTTTGGGCATTCACTGAGTTGATGATAAATACTAAGATAACATCAATAGTAGCTCCTGATGATGAGTCAGGTACATCGAAATGGAGGGGTTAGATATGTCTGCTATAGGAAAAGTCAGAGTGTTGGATTTACACTCACAAGAGGGCAAACATGGTGCGTATGCGATATATTGTCCAGGATGTGAATGTTATCATGCATTTGATGGTAGATGGACATTCAATGGCGATTTCAACAATCCAACATTCTCACCATCAATGCTTGTGAATCAACATAAACCAGAATCCAGATGTCATAGTTTCGTAACAGATGGTAAGATACAATTTTTGTCTGACTGTTTTCATAAGTATGCAGGACAGACACTTGAATTGCAAGAAGTAGATTAACAATGGCGTTATCTTCAGGTGAAAGGATGTATATAATATGAAATTAACAAAAGACTACATGTTATCAAAGAATTTTTCAACTGCAGAGATAAAGTGTAAGTGTGGTTGCAACACTATTGTGATAGATGAATCAACTGATGTCTTATTACAGAAACTTAGAGATAAATTAGGTAAGTCAATCATAGTGTCATCAGGATACAGATGTCCTGCTAAAAACAAGGCATGTGGAGGAGCTAAGAGAAGTCAACATATGCTTGGCAAGGCAAGAGATATCAAAGTATCAGGTCTAACACCATTAGAAGTTGCATATGCTGCAATAGAAATTGGTTTCAAGGGTGTAGGTGTATATACACATAATGATAATTACTTTACTCATGTAGATACACGTAAGACAAAAACATATTGGATAGACCAAAAGGATACACACGATATTATCATTGTTAAGAAGCTGTAATAAAATAACCAGAAGGGAGATAATTGCATGGGTAAAGTCAATAAGGCAAGAGGAAGTATGAACATGAAGCCTGATGCTGCAGCTATGGGTGAGTTGAATGCCAGGATGAATCCACAGACAACTAACATGCCAAACCCTGGTAAAGAACCAACAATGAATCCCTTGACTGGGATAGAAATGAAAGACCCTGCAAGTAGGCTACAGACTAACACTGTTACAGACCCACAAGGTCCCAACTCTAACGTAGCATATAATCCTGAAGAACCATATGAGCAAAATATTTTTGTAGAACAGGGTGTTTCCGGCTTAACAAGATTTGGTGGATTCGTATATGAAGAATGGTTAAAGGAACTACAGGGAAGACGTGGAGCATTGACATATAGGGAAATGCGTGATAATGATGCAATTATTGGTGCATTTCTCTATGCTATTGAGATGCTTATAAGACAGGTTAATTGGCGCGTAGAAGCTGCTGGTGAGACTCCTGCTGATATCGAAGCTGGACAGTTCCTCGAAACCTGCTTAGATGACATGTCTATCTCATGGAATGATACGATATCAGAGATATTGTCATTCTTGCCATTTGGATGGTCAATGATGGAGACCTGCTATAAGATACGTAAGGGTCCTGACCAGGATAATGGCATAATGCGTAGTAAGTACAATGATGGCAGAATAGGTTGGCGTAAATGGGCTATAAGGGCACAGGAGACATTGTGGAGATGGAGATTCGAAGCGGATGGTAGCATATGTGGTATGGAACAAATAGCTCCTCCTGACTATAAGCTCCGTTACATTCCTATTGAGAAGGCATTATTGTTCAGAACAAAGAGCAACAAGAATAATCCAGAAGGCAGGTCAATACTGCGTAATGCATACCGCTCATGGTACTTCAAGAAGAACATTGAGGAAATCGAAGCTATTGGTGTTGAGAGAGACCTTGCTGGATTTCCTATAATGTGGATACCACCTGAGATATTCTTACAGGAAACATCTGAGGCACAGGCAGCATATGCCAAGTATAAGAAGATAGTTACAAACATCAAAAGGGATGAGCAGGAAGGTTTGTTAATGCCACTCATCTATGATGACAAGGGTAATAAAGTATATGATATAACAATGTTAGCAAGTGGTTCAACAAGACGTCAGTTTGATACGAATCAAATCATCACAAGATATGACCAGCGTATTGCAATGACAGTAATGGCAGACTTCCTGATGCTTGGAAATGCTACAACAGGTAGCTATGCACTATCTGTCAACAAGACAAGTTTGTTCCAGACAGCATTATCAACCATACTACAGAATATCTGTGATATCATTAACACATATGCAATACCAAGACTATTCAAGCTTAACTCATTCTCTGGACTCACTGATTATCCTAAACTCACACATGATGAGATTGAGAAAGCTAACCTTGATGAGCTTGGTAACTTCATTCAGAAAGTAGTTGGTTCTGGAGCTATCACAGTGGATGGAGATACAGACCTTGAGAACTATATTAGGAATGCAGCACGTTTCCCAAAGAGACCTGACTGGCTTGATACTCCTGATATACCAGTTGATGGTGATGATGAAGAAGGTACAACACAAAGACGCAGAAGAGGAAAGGCAGATACACATGATGTTGAGTCTGACCAGCCTATAAGTAATAAAGGTGAGAAAACACCACCACCCAGTAGTAAGAAGACACCAGCAGAAGGTGATATAAAGAAATGCGGTGTGCCAGAAGACGACAGGGCTGTCTTCCTTCAGGCGGTACAGGAACTGCGTGATGCAGTAAAGAAGGATGCTTATAACGATTAAGCCATAGATGGGAGGGGGTGAGAACAATGGTTATAAAGATGACTAGGACACATACAATGCCGTTTGGTAGCTTTGCAAAAGATGAAGAGTATGATACCGACAGAGATAGTGAATTATCTGTTGGACAGGCTTTGACGTTTGTTGCGTGTGGTTCTGCCATTGACGTCACTCCTAAGACAAAGTCAAAGAAGGTGAGTAAAGATGGGACTGCTTGAAATACTCGATTCTTTTATTGCTAAGGTTGACCCAGAATGGAAGGCAATACACAGAGTAGCGGATAAGTATCTCGACAAAGTAGCCAGTGCATATGTTGATGGTTTTGAAGCGTTAAGGAATAGTATTGACGTGGATGCACTGGCGAAGGTGGAGGACATCCGACAGATGCCACAACATATCGCATGGACTTCCTTCAGTAAAAAGATGGATAGTGCTTATTTGTTGGCAGGATTGATTTTAAGCGACGCAGGTTTAGTAGCGGCAAAGTATATGCCGGAGCAATTAAAATTGACTGTAACCAAAGCTGCGAAGCTCAAGATACCAAAGGTTGGACTCACTGGAGAGGGATTGAATTTGGAAGGCAGTTTCAACATGAGAAATCCAAGAGCAGTCCAATGGTCAGTAGACCATGTAGGTGAGAACATTCGACAAGCTGATGATGCTACAAAGGCTGGAGTTAATGAAATTATCACACATGCGTTAAACTTTGGTGGTCATCCCAGAGAGACTGCCAGACAGATACGTCAGTATATTGGACTCACAGAGAATCAGATTAAAGGTATATTGAACTATCAGGCTAAGCTTGACCAGTCAGGACGTTCAAAGGCACGAGTTGATGCAATGGTTGACAGTAAGATACGTCGTAAGGTACGTGAACGTGCCTTAACAATATCAAGGACAGAGACAATTGCTGCTTCATGTGCAGGCCAGCAGTTACACTGGGAAGACCAACTTGATAAGGGATATCTTAACAAGATAGATACTATGAAGGAATGGATAGTAACACCTGATGATAGGCTTTGTCCCATATGCAGTGCAATGGCAGGTCAAAAGGTAGATATAGATGCATCCTTTGACTTTGGAAACAAAGCTCCTCCCAGACATCCGCGCTGCAGATGTGCAATAGGATTGGTTGAGAGACCTGGACAGGAACTTGAAGCATATGAACAGTCAGCACAGGGACAGGACTGGTCAAAGATTGATACACTTGCTGGTATACTTCCAACAATCACACAATTACCAGAACTTGTAACTGCTAATGACTATGAAAAGGGATATACTGTAAATGGATATAATTTAACTGATTCAGGTATAGCAGATAAATACAACAAGGTGTTCGAAAACATGACACAAGAAGAAAAACAAGCATTTAAGTATTACACTAAGAAAGGAACTTATAGTAGGATAAACAGATATCTTAGAGGTGAAACGAGTAAAATTGCCAAAGATGATGCAAAAGCATTAAAGCACATGGAAAGTGGTTTTAGCAAGGTAAAAAGTCAAATGACACAAGATTCAATATTATATCGTGGATTAGAGCCTACAAGCTTTAAAGCAACCTTTGGAGATTCCATATCAGATATCGATGGTATACTTGAACGTTTTTCCAAGACAGGCAAGATTGGTATAGACGACTACAAAACGCTTAATCAATCAATAGGAAAGAAAGTAACAGATACAGGATATGGAAGTGCTACATCCAATAAAAAATATGAAAAACGCAAATTGTATATGGAAATCCTTGTGGATAAAACTGATGATGGAGTATTACCATTACGTAATTTGTCAGAATTTAAACATGAGAGTGAAATCCTACTTAATAAGAATTCACAATACGAGATAGTAGGTTTCAAAGAACGTGTCATGAGATATGAACAAATAATGGATAGTAAAGGTAATTGGGTTAGAAATCCAGACCTTGATAAAAAGCGTGAATTGGTTGTTGTAGTCAAAAAGTTTGCACAATCTATTATTGAATAGGAGATGAGTGAGATGCCATATGCAGCTAATAGTGATTTACCTGATTCGGTTAAGGGTGCATTGCCTGAGAAGGCACAATCTATTTGGCGTAAGATAGCTAATAGCGCACTAGGAACATATGACAAAGAAAGCACGGCATTCGCTACTGCATGGGCTGGACTAAGACGTGCTGGTTGGACAAAGAATAAAGATGGCAGTTGGGTGGAGAAGGCTGTAGAATCTTCAGGTGATGCAACATGTGTGACTAAGACATTCTCATTTGAAATAAAGAAGTCTGATATGGAACAACGGTTAGCATTTGGATGGTCAGTCATAAGCCGTGATGTATTGGGCAATGAAGTGTGGGACTTACAGAATGACAGCATTGACCCAGATGATTTGGAAGCATTAGCGTATAGGTACGCAAGATTTTACAGGGATGTTGGGGAATTACACATCAACAGTGGCATGGGAGTGATGGTCGAGTCAGTAGTTACGACATTAGAGAAGCAGCGAATATGGGGTATTCCTGCAGGGTGCATGCCAGTAGGCTGGTGGACAGGTTTTTATATCAAGGATGATGAGGTCTGGGAAAAGGTTAAGAATGGTACTTATGGCGCGTTTTCAATTGAAGGAACAGCAAAGCGTGTTCAAGTATAATAACCACTTAATGTGAAAGGAGGTGAACAAAGATGGGTTTGGATGGTAAAAGAACCAAACTAAAAGCTGCAGACATCAACAAAGTGGATTTAGTTCCAAATGGTGCACAGCAAGGTTCAAGGATATCTTTGTTTAAGTCAGCAGATGATGGAGACCAGGAAAAAGGCATATTTGCCAAGATGGCTGAAGCAATTGCTAAAGCATTGAGTGGTTTCCGCGTAATGCCGATTGATGAAGAAGCAGAAGACTTCAACACAGAAATGGCAGAACAAAGAGTTGAGAATGCAATGTGTGAAATGTGGGATTACACTCATGCTTTGCGAGAAGCAATCAAGTCAATACTGTGTTCAAAGGAAACTGACAAGGTTGGACTTGTCAGAGGTAGTATTGACCAGTTTGCAACAGCAATAGAAGCTGCAATACCGAACTGGATGAATGGTGAGAAGGTAGCCAAAGCTGGTAGGAAGATATCAGCAGAGAGAATGTGCAAATTGAAGGATATGCATAAGGCACTCACTGATTTAATATCAGAAGCTGAAATTGCTGAGAAGGAAGACAACATGGACAAGGGATGTGGAAGTCAAGTGGCGAAAGCCAATGACGATAATAAGCCTGACAAGGCTGAAAATGGAGAAGGGAGTGACGGAACTATGGCAGAAAACAAAATCAACAAGTCTGCATTGCCACAAGATGTACAAGACTACATTACCAGCCTTGAGGCAAAAGTTGCCAAGGCTGCACCTGAAGATGATAAGGGTGACAAGGATGACATTTTCAAAGGACTTCCTGAAGTTGTCATTAAGATGCTGAAAGACACTCAGGAGCAAAACAAAGTTATGGTAGAACAGAACAAACAGTTGGCTGGACAGATTGCAAAGATGGCTGATGATAATCTTACCAAAGATTATGTTGCCAAGGCAGGAGAGTTTGACCAGTTGGGTGTTAAGCCTGAAGAGTTTGGTACAGTACTCAAGAGTATTGCTACTATCTCTCCGGAATCTTATGCCAAGATTGAATCTGTATTGAAAGCTGCAAACGAAGCTATTGCAAAAGGTGGATTGTTTACAGAATTGGGTACTGGTTCTACTGGAGCAACTGCAGTCTCTAAAGAGGATGCATGGGCACAGATTGAAACATTGGCAGATGCAAGAGTAACAAAAGGTGAAGACAAAACACAGGCACAGGCAATTGAATCAGTAATGAAAACTGCTGAAGGTCGTAGATTGTACGCAATCTATCAGGGACATATCAAATAATGTAACAAACAAGGAACTACCAAATCTAACAAATTGATTATCAATAAATCACTGAAAGGAGTGAATTTCAATGGCTATAGAACTTCAAGGCTTTAAATTCACCGCAATTGCTGGTGAAGCAATGACAAACTATCAGTATCACTGGATGAAACTGTCAGCAGATATGACAGTAGTACGTTGTACTGCATTAACAGATATTCCTTGTGGAGTATTGCAGAATAACTGTGCATCTGGTTTGGCTGCAGAGGTTATGGTTTTCGGTATCACCAAACTCATGATAGGTACTGGTGGAGCAATGACATTCGGAAATCTTGTTGGTACTGACGCTAATGGCGAAGGTATCCTGGTTGACCCTGATGGTGCAAATGACTACTATTATTGTGGTCAGATTTGTCTGGGAGCAGGAGCGAGTGAAATCGGTTCAGCACTCATCAACTGTGCAACACCTGTAATCCAGTCTGGTTCATAAGAGCTGACTGACATAACACATATCACAATCATCTGGCAAAATAATTATGAATCACTGAAAGGAGTGAATTTCAATGGCTGAGAAAAGAACATTTATAGCAAAGGCACAACCAACCGCTTCGAACGTCCATGTTAACGCGCCTTTGACTAACATTTCTGTAGCATATATTCAGTCTCAGGCTGACTTCATTGCTGATAAGGTATTCCCAATAGTCCCTGTTGACAAACAGACTGACATCTATTGGGTATACACTAAGAATGACTGGTTCAGGGATGAGGCACAGCAACGTGCGCCTGGTACTGAATCTTCAGGTGGAGGTTACAGCGTAGATTCCACCAACACATACTCTTGTAAGGTTTATGCGTATCACAAAGATGTCCCTGACCAGGTTAGGTCAAATGCTGATGCAGCATTGGATGTAGACAGAGATGCAACTCTGTTTGTTACCCAAAGGTTGTTAATCAGGAGAGAAAGAGTTTGGGCAGATGCATACTTTGGTGCATCTAAGGGCTGGAAGGACTATACTGGAGTTGCTGGTGTTCCTGCAGCTAATCAGTTTAGGCAATGGAGTGATTACACTTCATCTGACCCAGTTGGCGACATCAAGACAGGTAGATTGTATATCAAAGGTATCACTGGATTTAGACCGAACACATTAGTCCTCTCTGAGAATGTGTTTGAGACACTCAAAATTCATCCTGATATCATTGATAGGTATAAATACACAAGTTCAAGCGTTATCACAATTGACATGCTTGCCAAGTTGTTTGAAGTTGACAGGATACTTATTGCTGGTGGTGTTTATTCATCCACTAATGAGGGTGCAGCCACTCCAACATATACTTGGATTATGGACAAAGGTGCATTGCTTGTATACAGCGCACCAAACCCTGGTTTACTCACTCCATCTGCAGGTTATACCTTTGCATGGAAAGGTTTGTCTAGTCTTGGATATGCTACAGCTATCAAGAATTTCAGAATGGAACATCTTGAGAGTGACAGAATTGAAGGACAGGCTGCTTATGACTGTAAGCTGGTTGGTGCTGACCTGGGTGCGTACTTTGCAACCGCAATAGCATAATTGACATAAAGAGAAACAGTCAATTGTATGGAATGGAGGGATTATTGTGTATCAGGTAACAAAGAAGTTTGATGACTCAGTGTGTACGAGAATCATTGGTGAACTGGTTGATGCAAAGGAATATAAACTGCTTCAAAAACTCATTTCAAACCGTTACTTGACATGGCTTGACCATAAAGTTAAGCCTGTCAAGTGTGAGTTGTGTGAACGTCAGTTCGTTAACCAGCAAGCTCTTGAAGCTCACTATCTGTTGTCACATCCTAATGACGTCGAGATAACCGACGAAAATAGTGGGAAGGAGTGAGACTATGAATAGATTAACTAAAGGCAAAGCACTGGTTGGTGGTTGGGCTACAGATGGTGGGAGTGTACTATATAACAAAGTTTCTGGTATCATGGAAGAAACAGTTGGTACACTTGCAACTCCGATAACACTTCCAACAAATCCTGGTGCGACAGTCGTACAGAGAATCACAAATATACTTCATTCGGCTGGTGCTGGAGATTGCGATGACTTGATAGCGTCATATGAGAAAGTAGCAGTTACTGGAGTTGGTGATGCAGGTCTAACCATAGTAGGTAATGCACCTAGAGCTTATGTTGGACTAACAGGTGGTGCAAACAACTCTGTAGCTTCAGCAGCTTATGCTTCACAACCTTGGGTAAGTCACGAAGGTACAGGTGCTATAACGGCTATGTCTGCAGTATCTGCAAAGTGTGATGTTGGTGCAGATGCATTTACTGTAAACACCATCAATGCAGGTCATTTTCATATTGAAGGTGCAGCTACTGTAACTGGTCAGTTTGATGGCGTCATGATTGAAGTATATCCTGACGTAACAAGCATGGATTCAGTGTTAGCACTGGCAGTTGATACAGGAGCAGTAACATCATCTATCATAAGAGTGAGTGGAGAATCAACAACCTTCATTGATGTTGCAGCAGCTACAGCAGCAGTGGTGGTAACAGCAGGTACTAACATTCATCATGACCCAAATGCAGTCACTAGTGATGCATATATGGTAGTCAAAATTGGTGAAATTGAATATGCCGCTCCATTGTATGTATTACATGCATAAGAGTCAATTATAGAACGGAGAGATTATAATGAAAGTTAAACTGAGTGAAATAAAGAACATAGTCAAAGCTATACAGAATATAGCATACCAGAAAATACCAGTAAAAATGGCTTTGAAGATTAGTATGTTTGTCAAGGAACTTGGGGCTAAGAATGATGTGTATGAAGATACTAGAATCAAATTATGTCTCATGTATTGTGAAAAGGATGCTGAAGAAAAGCCAGTCATTGAAAACAATGTCTATAAAGGATTATCTGACAATGCTGATTTCACAAAAGAATTCGCAGCATTGAATGAAGAGATTGTAGATATTGAATTTGACGGTATCTCAATTGATACATTGGAAAAAGAAGGTGTGAAACTTTCTGTAGCTGATGTAATGGCTTTAGAATCAATTCTCAAATAAGGGAAGGTGTATGCCTTCCCTTAACAATTAGCTTTAAGGGGTGGTGTAATGTCAACATCAAGTATAAAATCTGTAATACACACATTTGAACCACAATCTAGCACAAATGATTATGTTGTATGTGGAGATATAATAGAGAGTAAGGCAGCTTTATTTATGTCATTCACATGTATATATGGAACGGCTGCAATGAGAATAAAATTTGAAGGTGCTGATAAAAGTGATTTCTCTGATGCATTTGTGCTTGTAGCAGAAGCTGATAGAGAAAATCAAGTTGGTTCATATGTTACAAACCCTGCAGCATATGCATATTACAGATTGATGATAAAAAGTAAAGTACTTAATGTACCAGGTATTGCAACACTATCATATTGTGCAAAGGGATAAATTATGAAAGGAGGTGGCTGGTATGTCAACTGTTTCGTTCAAGGTTCAAAAGGTTAATCCAGTAGCACAGGTAAGTACAGCAGCATATGTTGTTTATGCAGGTTCAGCAATGGATATGATAGATTTTATTACATTGGCATACACTATCAAGGCTGTAACAGAAAGTGTCAAATGGAAAGTATTTGGAGCAAACTTATCTGACTATTCTGATGAAGTTGAAGTACAGGCAGAAGCAACAGTACTTGCAGCAGCAGCTAGCTCATATGCAGTGTCGCCAGCACCATATGCTTATTACAGAGTAAAAATAACCGACGGTTCAGGACATAGCACAGCTACTGTAACTGGAATCGGAAAGAGGTAGGTGATAACATGGCTGCAACATATACAAGCACATTGCCTACAGACAAGGATAAGGTGAGATTTTTAATTCAGGACACAGTTGTAGCAACAGCTATGTTGCAGGATGAAGAAATCACCGCAATGCTTGGAATATATGGCACATACAAGTCAACAGCAGTAGCATGTTGTGAAGTACTCTCTGCAAAGTTTGCTGGTGAAGCTGAGAGTAAGAAAATAGGAAATCTTACGATTGATTTCAGGGACAAGGCAACTAAGTATGCAAAACTTGCAATATTGCTAAGGTCTCAAACAATGAAATTCGTTCTACCATATTTGGGTGGTCAAAGTCAAAGTGACAAAGAGACAAATCAACTTGATGCGGACAATGTGCAACCTGCATTCAGACGCGGTATCATGAAGCAAAAGACTCCTGACTTAACACCTGAAGATGATGATTAGGGAGGGGTGATGAAATGCACCCAGAATTGAAAAAGCTATGTAAGCAAACATTTTTAAGATATGCATACATCACACGTGATGACCATAATGATTACATCTGGTCAACCGATGTGTCAAAGCAGCACGTAACCTTAACAGGGACAACAGCAGTGATTCTGTATACTTATATAACTACTGGTACGGTCATAGTAGCTACAACAGATGATGTGACGACATACACATTGAATGTTGATTACACTATTGACTATACAACTGGCGAGTTAGCAAGAACGGTTGGTAGCACGATTCCTTCAGGTGCAACAGTGCATGTGACATATACTTATTCAACTGTGACATCTTATCTGGCAAGGATTGAGAACTATGATAAGTTGATACGTAATGCACAGGGACAAGAAGTTTTGAGCACATGTCAGGTATATTGTGACAATGATGTTGTTATTGACCTTCGAGACAAAATAACATCAACAGAATTTGCTGTAACATATCCTGAGATATTGAGGATTGATAGAAATCCTGATGAGACTGGTGCTTTAGACCATATTGTCATATATACTAAGTAGGAGGTGATAATATGGCTAGCAATGATTTCATGGATATCAAAGTACAAGGACTTGACCAGGCACGTAATAGACTTGTATACTTCAAAAACAAGTTTCCTCATGAAGTTGCTGCAGCTTTGAAGACAGAAGCTGAACTTACAATGACGGAATCAAAGAAAGAAGTTCCTGTCGATACTGGAGCTTTGAGGGATTCAGGTTTTGTTGATGAACCAAAGATATCAGGAGGTGACATATCTGTCAGACTTGGATATGGTGGAGTGGCTACTAAGGTGAATGAAAAGACTGGTGAAATCACAACAACATATGCAGTAATTGTCCATGAAGATATGAAAGCTCATCATGTAGTTGGCAAGGCAAAATTTCTTGAAGACCCAATTAAACGTAGACGCGAAAAGATACTTACTAACATTAATCTCCGTGTAAAGCGTGCGTTGGAAAGGAGCAAACAGATATGAAAGTCAAGAACGTTGAAATCCGGATGTGTCCAGACCCAACAAAGACGCGTATGTTCATAAATGATGAAGAAATCGATAACGTCAGAGGGTTTGAGATAAAAGTCGAGGATGGACAGACGTATCCTACAGGTATCAAGATTGAATTTGAAGCATGCAATATCAAAATGATACCTCTATGGGAGCGAGGAGAGTGATGACAAATGGCATTTGATATAATGGATGACATTAAACCTCTTATATTGACTGCTATAACTGGATTAGCATCAACAGCAGTAGCTGGTGATTTAACTGCAGATACAAGCAATTGTATAGCAATCACTCATACTGGAGGTTTTAATCCAGAACATACATTTAGTGGTGGTAGCAGTGCTTTACAAAAACCAGCAATCATAAAACCTAGTTTTCAGTTGTGCATGCGACATGAGACTGAAAATACAATGCATGACTGGTGGGATAAAATCAAGGGTGCGCTGGATGGTAAGACAAATTACACTCCTACTGGTTTATCCAGAACATACCTGATAATTGAACAACAGGGTGATGTTTTGGATGGAGGACGTGATAGCAACAGACGTCATATTCAATATCTAAACTTTAATACTATGGTAATCAATGCATACTAGAAGGAGGTGAGCATATGGCATTTCAACATGGTAAAGCGGTATTCGTTTTGTTGAATGGATACAATATAACAGGTTATTTGAACAAGATTGAAACTCCACTAACTGCTGACACTGCAGAGACATCATGTTTTGGCGTTACTGATAAAACATTCCTACCAGGCTTAAGGGATGCAACATTATCTGGAGATGGGTTGTATGATGCATCTGCTTCAGCAATAGATGCAATCATGGATGCAATACTTGCAGGAGCAAACAGTGGCAATAATATCATGTGGATTCCAGCAGGTAATACTATCGGTAACTACGGTTACGCGATGAACATGATTCAAACATTGTATAGCACGACAGGTACTAAGGATGATGCAGTTAGAATTGGTATAGCTGGACATTCATCTACCGGACGTGAAAGAGTTAAATTGATACATGCACATGGTTCTGAAGATAGTTCATCTCAGTCAGCAAGTCAGGACTTATTAGCATCAGGAGCAATAGGTGGTTCAGCGTATATCTTTGCAACTGCAATTACTGGTACATTAGATTGTATTATTCAGCATTCTACAACTGGAGCGTTTTCTGGTGAAGAAACTACACTTTGTACATTTACACAAAACACAGCAATAGGACATGAGAGGCTTACATTTTCTGGAACTGTAAACAGATATGTAAGAGCAAAATGGACAATAGGTACAGGACCTGCAGTATTTGCGGTTGCAATCTGCAAGGATTAATGGAAGGAGTGAGAAATCATGGCATTTGTACATGGTAAAGGTGTATACTTTGGTGCAGCAGTAGCAGGGGCTGTAGCACCAACAACCAACTTGGCAGCTTACACTAACAAGGTAGATTGGCCAAGAACTGCAGATACCGCAGAAACATCAGTCTTTGGATTAAGTGATAAGACATATTTACCTGGACTGAAGGGAGCAACTGTATCTGTAGAAGGAGTTTGGGATGCAACTCTTGACGCTTTTCTTGACCCTAAACTTGGAACTATCATTTCAATATTCTATGCTCCTGCAGGTAGTGGCACTGCTGGTTATTATGCAGATGCAATATTGACATCATATGACCCACCTGGTAATATTTCTGATGCTGTCAAATGGTCAGCTTCATTTTTGATTACTGGAGCGGTTACGCGTGCGACGGTAACAGCAGCTTAACTGGTATGGTTGTACCTCACAGAATTGATTATGTTCAATTGTTTGTGAGGGGGAAGGGTAACTGCATGTGCTAGGTGGCAGCCATGCTAAACTCAAAATTTTGGCAATGTACGGTATGAAGTAAATTAGAGATGTGAAAGGGGAGATTTCAATGTCAATGGCAAAGAGCAATTTTGCTACAAGAGAAAAAATAAAGAATACAAAGTCAATCGTAGGTGAACCATTCAAGGTAGAAGCATGGGACGCATTCGTAAATATTCGTAAGTGGAATGGAAAACAGCGTGCTATGCTTTTGTTACGCGTTTCTGAAGTTTATGGTACTGCTAATGATTCTCCTGAAGAAACTCAGGCAGCTAAAAAGAACTATCCTGCTATGAACAAATTGATGGCAGAAGCAATTGCTATAAGTGTATGTGGTGAAGATGAGACTAATCTATATGATGTAAATAATCCTTCTGATGTTGATGAGATTGAATTGCTTGATGCAGATGTGTTGCAATCACTTTACGAAGAGTGTGCAAGCAGGAATGGTTTCCTTGATAAAAAGTTAAAGGATGAAATAAAAAACTTAGAAGCCACCCAGAGCTGATTTTCTATTTGAGATTGACAAGAGAACTGGGTGGCATGACAATGGAAGAAATGCTAGAAAGAATATCCTCAGTTGAACTTACACAATGGTTAGCATTGTATGAACTAGAATCTGAAGAGTATGAATTCAATAAACAACATCAGGCAATGGTGAAATCCTTCAGGTGAAACGTATATTAGAAGGAGGTGAGCATATGGCAAGCGGTGGAGATATAACTTATGTTATAAACGTAAACGGTTCTGGTGCAGTAAGCGGTATAAACAATGTTGTTAGCTCAATGGATAAGATGCATGCTGCTGGATTAAAACTTGCAAAAGTTGGCGGTATGATGACTCTTGCCATAACAACACCTATTGTTGCTTTAGGCAAGAAGATGCTTGATATGGCTACTAATGCTGTTGAATCAGAGAATCTTTTTACAGTATCAATGGGCAATATGGCAGACGCAGCAAGAAAATGGAGTGAAGACACTAGTAAAGCTTTGGGTTTAAATCAATATGCGCTTAGAAATACTGTAGGAACATTTAATGTTATGTTCAATTCGATGGGACTTGGCGAAAAAGCAGCTTATCAAATGTCTATAAGTTTATCAACACTTGCACAGGATATGGCATCTTTTTATAATCTCAGTTCAGAAGAAGCTTTTCAAAAATTACAGGCTGGAATATCTGGAGAAACTGAGCCACTCAAACGTCTGGGCATATTAATCAATGAAACTACAGTTAAAACATTTGCACTTTCAAAAGGTTTGATTACAGAAGGTCAGGATATGAGTGAAACTCAGAAAGTTATTGCTCGATATCTATTAATTATGGAACAAACTAAGAACGCTCAAGGTGACTTGGCACGTACAATGGATAGTCCGGCTAATATGGCACGTAGACAGCAGGCACGTTTGGAAGAGTTAGCTATTACAATGGGACAAAAGTTACTTCCAACTTTTGTAAAAATTATGGAAGCTATAGACGGACTTATAACATGGTTTACAAATCTTGATGATAAAACACAGGAAAATATATTAAAATTTGCGGCTTTTGCTGCTGCAGCAGGACCTGTGCTTACTGTAGTTGGTGGTTTGACAACTGGATTTAGTGGATTAGCTGGCGTTCTTAAAGGTATACCAGCATTAATAGCAGCATGTGCAACACCTATGGGTGGTTTTGCTCTTGTAGCTGGTGCAGCAGTAATATCTACTGGTATAACAATAGATAATTTTAACAAATATAAGAAAAAACAGGAAGATATGGTTGCAGCAGCTAAGTCTAAAGAAGCTGGGACTTCTAATATCTATGACCCAAATCCTATGATACAGGTACAAAAGCAGATGGAAGCAGGTACTTTTGAAATTAAGCCATTTTCAGGATTTTATGAATCAACTGCAGAACAAACAGAGGCAGCAGAAACAGAGGTCGTAACTGATGCTGTGGTTGACCAAACTAGTGCTTATGATGACCTGATTGCGGCATTCAAAGAAGCTGGAACAGTTGGAACCACAACATATAGTGAACTTACTGATTCAGTTAATACTTTCAAGGATGCAGTAAAACAACAAACAGATGCTTTTGCTGACTTTGGTAGTATGTTCGAAAAGAATGTAATTGAGAGAATGTCACCTGAGAAAATTATGCGTAGACTTCAAAAATCATTCTCAACAATGAAAAAATGGACTGAATCATTACAAAAACTTCAAGATAGAGGAGTTTCTGAAAGTATTATAGATTCACTTCGAGACATGGGAATATCTGGAGCAGGTATAACTACTGGTTTGGCGAAGATGTCTAACGCACAACTCAGTAAGGCACTTGACTACATGGGAGCTACAAGATATCTTGGTGCTAAACAGGCTTACCAGTCAGTTAAGTTTGAGCATACAGGAAGAATTGAGATATATGGTGTGAATTCAAAAGGTCAATTGGTCGATAGTGGTGTAATAAACATGTTGTCTCAGGAAGTCAAGTCTGGTTCACAACGATATGTTAATATACCAGGAGCTGCAAAAACATTGAAGTAAAGGAGGTATTGATATGGCAATAACATGGGGTTCAACAGCTTTGAATATAACTGAATATAGTCGTATTGGTGGTGAACTTTATTACAAAGAACATACGCTTATACCTGACCCAACATTAGCAAGCACAGTTGCTCAGTCAGTGCTTCAAGGGTTTGGAAGAAATCGAATCAGAGTAACCATAGAGGGATATGGTACAGATACTGAAGTTGACACATTTAACACAGACAAAAATGCAGCTACATCAAGGACTCTCACTATAGACTTTGATAATAGTTTCGCAGACACAATGATGATTACACGTTTAGAAACTAAGCAACAGAAAGGTATTAACCGAACTTGGTATGTAATGGAGTTGATTGAAGTATGAGAATAATACCAACAACCGTAAAAACTTTATTAAAAACCCGTTCTATGATTGGAATAGATGCTCCTCATTGTCAAGTTATTTTTCCAGAAAAAACCGACAGCAGTGAATGGGTTTTGGTAGCACCACAATTAAACAGTCAAGCTATATCAAAGTTAGTTCAAGCTAATGGTAAACTTTATGGCGTAACGGCTGGCGGTCGATTGTTTGAATGGAATGGTACAGATGCCTGGGTACAGAAAGCACCGCAATTGGATTCTCAAACTATATACCTAAACTCTGCATGTGTTTTGAATAACAAAATATATGCAGGTACTCAAGGTGGCGGTCGATTGTTTGAATGGAATGATGTGGATGCCTGGGTACAAAAAGCACCACAATATGCTTCAGAGACTGATATAAGTAGTTTAGCAGTTTTCAATAGTAAAATCTATGCAGGTACTGGTATTAACGGTAATTTACTTGAATGGAATGATGTGGATGCCTGGGTACAGAAAGCACCACAATTTAGCAGTAATGTTTACATTATGAGTCTAACTGAATTTAATGATAAACTTTACGGAACTACATTCAGTTCTACAGTAACCTTACTTGAATGGAATGGTACAGATGCCTGGGTACAGAAAGCTAGTTCTGTTACTGGTCTAACAGGGTCATATTCATCTTTTGTTTTTAATGGCAAGTTATACAATGGAACTGCCACAGAAGCTAGATTGTTTGAATGGAATGATGTGGATGCCTGGGTACAAAAAGCACCACAATATGCTTCAGAGGCTTCAATAAATTCTCTTATCGAAATAGAAGATGAAATGTATGCAGGCACAGCTAATAGCGGTTTTTTGTTAAAATGGAATGGCGTTGATGATTGGACATTAGTAAGTAGTATTACTCCTGTATCACGTTTACAATCCGTAATTGTTTTTAACGGACAAGTATATGGCGGTACTAATGATGGTCAACTACTTATGTTCATTGACCCTTCGATGTTACAACCGTCTAAAATTAATATATCAAGAGAAGAAGCTGCGAATGCCCAACGTTGTACAATATCGTTACCTAATGTTAATCCTGATGATAAAACTGACGCTGGTTATTATTCTCCATATAGAACAGGCACTGATTTTCCTGGTAAGACCGAGAATGAATGGAAATATCAAATTATTCCCTCAAAGTCTGTAAAAGTAAAAGCTGGTTATGGTGATAATTTAGTAACAGTTTTTACAGGTACTATTGATGATGTTTCTCATGACATTGAAGCATACAACAGTTTATTAGATTTAGATTGTAGAGATGGTGGTTCTAAGATAGTTGACAAAACAATATCTGCTGTTATTGATGGCATTACAGAATATTATATAGATTATCCAATTGATTCTGCTACAACTGCTTCATGGTTAACATCTGATATGTTTGTTGTAATGACAAAAGGTGACAAGATGGTATTTACTAGTGACCTTGGAGGACCTGTTACCCTTACACTAACTGCAGCTACATATACTGGGGCAACACTTGCAACTCATCTTGCATCAGTAATGAATGCAAATACTACACTTACAGGAACTGGTACAATAACTTTTTCAGTTAGTTATAATTCATCAACACATGAATTTACGATTTCAGCTTCGGGTGCACATACAATAGCATTTACATTGTCACAGAGTACAGCAGCAGTTTTATTTGGTATGACTGATAATGTAATTGCAGCCAATTCAATCGTTTCTGTTGAACCCTACACAGCAACAATTGAAACAATTGTCAAAGACCTTTGTGTACGTGCTGGATTTGCTGCTGCAAATATTACTATTGAACCAACATATCAATTACTTGATACAACTTTTGAAAGGATGTCATATGGTGATGCAATTGAACAAATGTGTACATTATCAGGCTTTGAATTTATTATAGACGAGGATGATAAGCCAATATTCAGGTATCCTACAGATAGACAACCAGAAGCAACAGATGAAGTAGTAGTTTTAACAGGAACGACAGCAGTATCTCTTGCAAAGTATCCTATTGTAACCGCTTCAATACTTGTTTATTCTGGGCTTTTAAAAACTGGTACATTGTATTCATCAAGTACTGATTATACTATAGTAGCAGGAACTTCAAGTACTGCTTGGACGATTGCAAGAACGGCTGGTAGTACGATTCCTTCAGGTGACACAGTTTATGTGACATATGTATATGCAGCGTGGGTATTTAAGGAAGGAGAAGACATTTTTAAATTAAATCTCAAGATTAGTCAACGTGACCTTTATGGTAAAATCATTGTAGAAGGTGATGATTGCAGTGGTTCATACACAACTACTTCTCCACGTTGGGATACATCAACAATTCCTGCTGATAAAGTATTGTTCGTACTTGATGAAAATCTCGATACTGATGCAAAATGCCAAGCTATAGCAGATAGACTTGCAACAGATATGTTAGCTCATTATGTAGAATGTGAGTGGGCTGCAGTAGCTATACCATGGTTGCAGGTTGGAGATTGTGTACAAATAATTGAGAGCTCATCAACAATATCGGAGATATATCGTATCACCAATATAGATTATGATTTTGATAGTGAAGGTTTTATAATGACTTTCAAAGCTTATCATTATGGATATACACCAATTTAGGAGGTGAGATTATGTCTAGAGACCTTGCAGGAGAAATACATAAAATGATTACTAAACGTGATTTAAGAAAAGCTGCTTCTGTTGTTTATAATGGTTCTAGTGGAACGTTTATAAACTATGCTTCTGTTCATCTTTCTAATCTTGCTTCAGTCGCTATAAATACATCTCTTGTTAGTGATACTGATATAACCGATGATTTAGGGTCAATGGCTGTAAGATGGAAGGATATTTTTGCTCAAACTGCAGGCACAGGGGATACTGCAGGAGATATATTTAAACTTCGAGCCCGTGATATAGATGGAACAGCTTGGATTGATTTTATTACACTAACTGCAGGCAACACTCCAACTTGTGATTTAAGCGATAGTGTTACTAAAAGCAGTGGATATATATATCGTGGAGGTGGAACAGATGTGGCTGTAGCTGATGGAGGTACTAATCTTTCGACAATAGCTGCAGGTTCTGTTTTAGCAGCTAATTCAATTGATGTTTTGTCAGCTATAACTTCAGACACTGGTGTTAATTTTTTAATGAACGATACTGGTACTGTTTCATGGAATTCTGCAACAGGTGCAGGTAATGTTGTTTTGGTTACTCCTGCTGCTGCTGATGATGGGAAATATCTTAAGTATACTCATGCAACTACTAGCTATTCGTTCGATGCTCCTGCAGGTAGTGGTACTTCATCAATATGGGGAGGGTTGTGATATGGCAACAACAGATAAAAGATTATGTTCAGGAGTTTTTGGGGCTTCAAATGCTACGTTATATACAGCTCCAGCAACTGCAGGTAACTACGTAATTGTAAAAGCTGTTACTATATGTAATAAAACTTCAGCTAGTCATACAGTGACTTTGAAGTTTGATGCAATTGAAGTTGTAGCTACTCATACTATTTTAGGGTACGATACTGTTACTATACCGTTTATAGACCAAATTCTTGAAGCTAGTGAGATTATAGAAGGGTCAGCCGATGCTGCTGATTCTATAAATTATTATATTTCAGGAAAGGAGATAACCTAAAGTGGAAAGCAATCTTGATGTATCTTCGCTAGATAAATACCGTATAACTGAAAATGGCATATCGAAGGATACTAGTGCTCTGCTACATCTTAATGGTTCTGATGCTTCTACTACTTTTACGGATGAAACTGGAAAGGTTTGGGGTGCATTTGGGAATGCACAACTAGATACTGCACAAAAAGTTTTTGGTACAGCTTCATTGCTTTTAGCTGGCACTGATTTCATTTATACTGCACCTCATGATGATTTTAATTTAGGAGTTGGAAATTTTACAATAGAAGCAAGAGTTAGAGTAAATAGTTTCCCTACTCTCGGTTTTATAATGAGTCAAAGAATATCTGCGACAGCTTCTCGTACATATCAGATATATTTATATAATGCAGATAGGTCGATTCATTTCAGCGTTCATACATCTGGAGGAGCTATTGGAGGAGATTTTAATACTGATTTATCGACAGGTACTTGGTATCATGTGGCTATAGTAAGAAACAGTGCAACATTGACATGTTATCTAAATGGAACTGCTGAAGCTACTACATATAATATAAGCACTTATTCAGTAAATTCTTCACAAGCTCCTTTATTAATCGGTAATGCTGGATATTCTTATGCAACTGAAGGTTTTAACGGTTGGATAGATGAATTTAGAATTAGTAAAGTAGCGCGTTGGACAAGTGATTTTACACCTCCAATAGCTGAATATTAATGAGAGGAGATGAGACAATTGGAAAAATCATTCGAACAATTTCTTGTTGATGAGATAAAGTTGATTCGTACAGGTGTAGATGACTTATCGACACAAGTGACTGACTTACACCTGAAGATGACTGAATATGTCCCTAAGTCACAGGTTGAGGATATTCAAAAATCTATGAGTAAGAGATGTGATGATTGCAAAGAAAGCAATGCTGGAGACCATAGGTCATTAACAGGATGGATAATTGGGGCATATCTGTTCATAATGACAACTGCAGTAACACTATTTACAACACTGTTTAACAAAAAGTGATAATATAGAAAGGAGAGATTTATCATGGCACACAGAGTTTACATCAGTGCAAGTACACAAAAAGCCAACATCGGAGTAGGACAGTATGGCATAGAACAGGACAGAATGCAATTTCTGGCAGACAGAATTAAGTACTGGCTTGAAACACAGAAGGGACAATTTACTGTATTTAGAAATGAGCCAGGATGGACACTAAAGAAAACAGTAGACCACTGCAACAGCATGGCATGCGAGATGTTTCTTGACAATCATACCAATGCTGGAGGAATTGAAAAGATTGCAGGTGATGGTGGAGCTGAAGGTACTTCAATTTTCTATTCTGGAAAGATGGGCATTGACAGCAACAGTTACAAACTCGCATCAGCAATCTATAAGCATGTAGCACCATTGTCACCTGGAAAGGACAGAGGGGTTGACCCTGACACATCTCTGTATGCTTCAGGATTGTATGTCATAAGGAACACTAACCCTCCGGCAACATTAATCGAACATATCTTCCACACTAACTATGCAGAAGTTGAGTATTATTTGAAACATGTTGATGACTTTGCAAAGGAGACAGCGAAGGGTATATGTGACTATTTTGGAATCACATGGGTGGAAGCATGTGTATCTTCAGGTGGTATCCACGTAGTTATAAATGGTGTTGACATTGATGATAAAATGGATGTAAAAGCATCAATGGTCAATGGCAGAGTAGTAGTGCCTGTGAGATATATAGCCGAAGCTTTGGGTTGTAGTGTCACATGGAATAACAAGACAAAGACAGTAACTTTGACAAGCAAGGAGGTGAAATAACATGATAGAACTGGAATATATAATACTTTTTGCTATGGCAATAGTTGAAGTCGTTAAGAAAAGATTACCAGATAGTATGAGTGATATGAAACCATTTATAGCGTTTGCAATTGCAATTGGATGCAATCTTCTTAACGCATTGTTGTTCAAAGGTGATATGCTGGTAGCAGGTAAAGAAGCATTTGTAGCAGCAGGTGTAGCATTAACTTTATTCAGTGGTGGTAGTGCAATAGGCAAAGCAATATCTACAAAAACCACATCCACAACAACTACACAAGCCGTTTCGGAGGATAAAACTCAAAACGGGTAATCTCTCCTAAAATATAATTGACGCCACCCTGGAACAATTCTGGGGTGGTTTTTCTATGTCATGAATTGGCTTAAATCCAAAATTTTGACAAATAGACATATTCAAAAATGGGACATCAAAGTACCTTACTGCTTAAAAATAATTGACAGTTTTGAATAACCCATCAACTATGCACTTTACATGACTCAATTTTAGGACTCCAGTCCCAGTAAAAAGATAGGACTATAGTCCTAGTAAAAATAGGTCTATAGACCCATGCGAAATTTTTATAAAGCCTCATAATAGGATTATGTTCGTTGTCGAACAAATAAAAATTTTGAACCTTGAAAGGGGAATACGGTAATGGAAAAGACGAAAGGGATTTTCAAAGTAACATCCAAGTTTAATGAAGGATTTCAGTACTTGGGTTCAAGCAGACAGACGGAGATAGCGTTCAGAGATTATTGCAAATGGTGCATTAAGGGAATTGCTCCAAAAGCAATGCAGACAGAATTTGATAGAGTCTCCAAAGACAACAAAGATATCAAACCGGAGGATATGTTCAAATGTGAGATGGTCGAAGTTGCAAAGTCAGATGAAGAACTTGATATTCTCAAAGAAAGACATCTTCCCAAAAGACCTGTAGGGACAGCAATAATTGCAGAAGTAGCTACTGAAATCAAACCAGAAGTTAAACCGGAACACAAGAAACCTACAGTGACAATTAAGAAATGACATAGTACATATCAGATAGCACCAGTTTCAAACGAGACTGGTGCTTTTTCTTTGCTATCATGGCGAATTTTCACGTTTTATTCCCATAAACAATTCAATCACTTTCTAATATATCGAAAATTGTTGATTTAGTGCGACACATGAAGACCTTTATGTGTAGTTATTGCTAATTGCCATTTTTAATTCTTTTTGGCGTTAAATCGGGTGTGATAACATTTATACATTAGCGCATAATTACATTATTGATTCGGAACGTTGACAACTACATACAATCCAGTGAGTACCAAGAAACCACGGCGAAGACACTTCTGGCAGTTCCAGATGGTGAGCAGTGAGGAAACAATGAGAAAGCTGCGAGTCAGAAAAAAAAAAAT